AAGATTTTTCCGGCGAACACTCTGAATAACGTGTCCCCCACCTTGCACGGACGCACCACCACGCGCCCGTCCTTGTCGGCCTCGGCCATTTTCTCCAAGCGGTCAAGATCGCAGTCTCGGCACAGATGGCGGAGCTGCTCTGCGGCTTCGTGATCCATGTCGATTTCCTCCGGCTCAAGCCTCATGTCCTCGTAGGCGGCAAGGCGGTCTTGCAGCACGCTAATCCACTCTTGCTCCGTGTATTTCTCCTCGTACTCTGATGCCATAAGGACCTCTCCGGTCCTAAGTCGTTGTGTCAATCGTTCCATCTTCTTACCTCCTCCACCGGCATCCGTTACAGGCCCCCTCATGGGCCAGCGTGTAGTTTCCGCATTTCAGGCACAGTTCGTTCCGCAGTGCGTCAATCTCTGTCGCCTGCGCTTCAATCCGGTCGGTTGCGGCAAGCCACACCGCGTTAACATCGCAGGAGGACCACTCTGCCAAAGTGACTGTTTTTTTTTAGATTTTTTGGGACCGGCTCCGTTTTGCAAAACGGGCATTTCTTGCGGTCGCCAATTGGCCCGCCTGCTGTTGAAACGCATCTAAGCGCATTTACGAGGTTTTGATCGTTCAGGTCCTTCACATCCATTTCATTCATTCCTCAAACCCTCCAAGAACTTCCTGCCCCGACAGAACGCCGTCCTCCATCCACCAGTGGAATACATCCACGCCGGATTGCCACTGGCACGGCAGGCCGCGCTCCCTCCTCGCTTTCAGCATCCGGTCAAAAGCACGGATATACGCCGCTTTGATTTTGGGATAGAGGGCGAACTCCATAAGCCTTTGTTTTGCCGCCATGGGACAGCCTACGCAGCCGACCCGGTGAAAGCCCTCACAGTACAGGGGGTTCATGGGAATTTTTTCAACTGCGGCGTAATCCAGCACATCGTCATTCTTCCAGTCGATGATTGGATTTACCACCCGCTGCCCCTTCATCTGGCAAGTCTCAAACAGCCGCCTGTCCTCCTCGTTATCGTTGGCAAGGATGAGACTTTTTTGCCGATTGCTGTGCAAAACTTCCAACCCCCCCCCTATTTTTTCGGCGTGCTGTGCTTTCTGCCCAGCGGACGCCGGTGGCGATAAACCGCCCTTTCCCGCCGCCCTCTTTCAGTTCCGCGCAGCAGTAGCGAGCCAATCTGGTGGGCGGTATCAGCTTTCGGGGGATCAGGTTCCACATGGTTACGCGGGAGCCGTCCGGCTGGACGTGCTTATCTACGGTACACTTCACGCCCTTTTCTTCCAGCCGCCGGAACGTATCGTACACATGGCGCACCGTCTCCGGCGCATCCGCCGTGGTGAGGGAGTGCAGGGCTTCAAACGGGATGCCGCTTTTCTCCGCCAGATGCAGCGTCACATCGCTGTCCTTCCCCCGGAGTAGGTGATCACTAACGGTTTCTCAAAAAGACGCAGGCTCATATCCGACGCCGCTTTCAGCCGCTCGATTGCAGTCTGCTCCAAATCGCTCATTCCTCCACCTCCTGCATCCAGAACTCGCGGCGGCAGTCAATGCACACCCGATTTATACAATCCCCGTGTCGGTTCCGATAATCAGCAGAAACAAGCTCTGGGCATAACCGCAAGCACCCATATTTGTCAATTTCCGTCTCCGGATACTGCTCAAGAAACACGCTCTGCCTGGTTTTGACGGGGTGCTCTGCGGCCCACTGTTCAGCGGCTTTCACCATCCCTTCATAATCGTTCTTTTTTTGCGCAGATATATATTTTTGAATCGCGCAATCTATCATACCCGACTTCAACATCCGAGTAACTGCCTTTATAAATTCCAAGGCATCCATCACTTTTCCTCCCCTTCCTCGTCCAATTCGTTGAAATACTGGCTCCCGCAGTAGGGACAGCCCACTTTCCGGAACCGCTCAAAAAAGCAGTCCGGGCGCGGATCAGACCCGTCTAAGACCAGCGGGGCTTCAAAATCTGCGCCGCAGGTTTCACAGTGATACATGGTGTTTTCCTTTCTCCGGGCGGTAAACATCTCCCCGGTTCCACGCTTTTGTGGCGCAGTTCAGGCCGTGATACGGTCTGGTTCGCACCCCGCAGGAGGTGCACGCCACGATGTAGTCAAAGGGCGGTGCCGCATCCTCGACCCGCTCCCCGCTGTCCAGTCCGCAGAGAGGGCAGGGGGGCAGCTTTTTCTTCCACCCTACTCTCCGGTTCTCCCTGTTCACGGCGTTCCACCTCCCAGTAGGACCTTTGCCAAAAGGATCGCCAGCAGCAGTAAAAAGCAAATTCCGCCGATCAGGGCGGATGTGTCCGCCCGCTCCCGCCGCCGCTGCTCTCTGGTTTTGCGGTTCTTCTCCGCCCGCCGCCGTTCCATCTCCCAATAGGCTTCCTGTTCCCAGTAATCGTTGCTGTGCTTCATGTGCCGCTCCTTTCGTTTCCGCATGGGAACAAAAACCGTCCCATGTCTCCCGGCTCCTCTACCGTGCCGAACCGACGTTTGGTCACGGCGATTGGGAACTCCTCAATCTCGCTGGCCCATAGGCAAGTCCCTCGTCCGTTCAGCTGTTCCCAGATCAGCGGAAACCCGCCTATTCCATCGAACAAACTCGCCATTGTGGCATCCCGCTCGTAGTTGCCGCACAGCCGTTTTAGCAGCCATTTCCACGGCGGCAGGGCGATGGAGTTGCCCAGTGCCTTATACCGGGGGCTGTCCGCACTTCCTTTCACTTTTATTTTGCGCCCGCGTTTATCTGTTTTAACCCAATCTCCAATATCTGTCCATCCGTCCGGGAACCCCTGAAGCCGTTCGCACTCCAACGGGGTCAGACGGCGAACAACACGGTTCTGCACCGGGTATGTTTCCGAATCTTCCCTGAAATCGCAGTTTGCTTTTGCCTTTAGCGTGTGTGCAATATCCGGTACAGCCGCTCCGCATACCAGCATATCGTTGTAAGCATCCTGCCCGTTGTAGCTCCCCGGATGCGCTCCGGGTGATAATGTCCCAGTGGTTTCCTGGTACGTCAGCGGGATTTGGTTGCCGCCGGTTCCCATCCGGGCTTGCAGACTGGGCGCAACCTCGCCGCAGTCCCGGATCACGTCGCAGGCATGGCTCATATCCAGCACGGCGCACGGCACATGGGCGTTGGCGTTCAGCGTGTGACAGGGTTTCCCAAAATCAGGAATACTCCCATTCTGCTTGCTGGTGATCTGCGTAGTGTCAAACGCCATGACCGCTGGCTGGTGCCCATGCTCCTGTGCTCTCAGCGTCCCGCAAACATCATGGCTCACGCCCATCATGCTACCGCCCTGATCGTTCAGGCACAGCACCGCCGGTTTGTTCCCCCCGCACTCTGCGTTCAGCGTAGGGGCCTGTTCCTCGGCGTATCCGATGCTCCGGGCCTGTTCACTGTTCCCCAGCTTAAACCCGGCGCACAGTACGGCTTCCTGATTCTGACCGCTGTTTTCTCCGGCTGGCAACGTTGGCATCACACCGGCTTCGCTGTATACCCGCTTGCTCTGGCAATCCCACGGAGTAAGGCAGTTCGGAGCGGCGCAGACCGCCGGACGGTCAATGGTGTTCAACGTATAGCAAATATCTTCTTTCCAGCCCTTCCCGTTGCATCCGGCGGTATCGGCCCGGTCGATTGCGTTTCCTTGGAGGCAGATTACTGATCCGGCGTCTTTGCCTGCTCCACCAGCACCTCTTTCAGAATCCCCGGCAGGGCCTTCCCCCGGCGCTCCGCTCTCCGCAGGATACCCTGACATGCTTTGCTGCTCAAACGATATTTCCCATGCGGTGTCGCCTCCAAAATCTGCGACAAGCGCGATTCTACGGCGACGTTGGGGGACTCCCCAGTGTTGCGCGTCGAGCACTCGCCACGCAACGCTCCATCGTCCTCCCATTTCATCGTGGTATCCCCCCCAGGTGTTCCAACCTTTTTCAGGCACTTCAATATCGGGGGCTTCCGGTTCTGCGATGCGGATGGCTTCTTCGAGGACGGCTGCGAAGTCTTTTCCGCCGTTGCTTGAGAAGGCTCCGATGACATTTTCCCAGACCATATACCGAGGTCGCACAAACTCACCTGTTCGCCCCATTCTTCTGTCACGTTCTCTCATCTCCTTGATAATCCGTATTTGCTCCATATACAGGCCGGAACGCGCCCCGGCAAGTCCTGCCCTCTTTCCAGCAATGGAAAGATCCTGTCTAACAAGGTGAACCACCTATCACACAATCCACGGGTTCTACTTCATTTCCGTGAATTTTTGTGACATCTCCATAATGCTTCACCTAAATCACCCCCTCTTGCATTTTCAAATAATCGTCTCGTTTTCTTTCCCTCCGCAGCTTTCGTTTGCACCGACTCAGAAAATCCGCGTCCATGTGCATCTCCCGGCAAATATCCGCCGGGTCTGTCCGTGCTTCCAGCAACTCCCGCAGCTTCTGCATTTCCGCTTCCCGTAGAAGGGGTGGTCGCCCGCCGCGGCTGGTAGTCCGACCTCCGCCCGCGCAGTTCACGCATTCCGCATAGGGGCAGTGGTTCAGGCAGTAGTCGATCTGGCTCTGCCGGTCATGGGTGCATATCTCGATCCGGTCTTTCCCGTCCGCGCTGTCCCAGGGCAGCACAGCCCGCACAATCACAGTTACGGTCTCCACCGGGCATATCTCCTTTCCGTTCATACCTCCCGCACGGTGATGTGCTTCATGTCCTGCATCAGCTTCACCTTCATGCGGTAGGTCTTGTCTTTTTTCGTAGAGGGGCCTTTTACGTCCTCCACAACCAGATGCCATGTGCCGTCCTTCCCCCGCTCCTCGTAGGAGAAGTCCGCCCGATACGTCACGGCGCGGCTTCGGTCGCCGTTGGCCGTGATGTAGCTTTCCTTCAGCGTGAATTGGGGTTGGAGCCGCAGGTCACGGATGGCCCCGGCCTTGCTGAGCAACACCAGCTCGTCATACCGTGCCGCCTCCTTGCGGCTGTCGAAGGTGTGCTCCGTTCCGTTGGGCAGGGTCCGGGCGGTGGGGTGGTTGTGGTGCTTGCGCTTGACCGCCTCCGCTGCTTCCGCCTTTCCCTTCTCCTCCGTCACGAACTGGGCCATCACCCTGGCCGTCCGGTCGATCTGCTGGGCCTGCATCTGCTGCTGTACCTGCTTCCGGTATCGCTCCGGCAGGCTGTTTAGGTCATCCAAACAAACACTCATCGCTTTTCCTCCTGATACTTCGGGCAGTCCAAAACCTGCACCCGCTCCACCACTCCGTCCCGCTCCATGCGGGATCTCCGCCGGACCTTCCAGCCGGGAACGTCCTCAAAGCGGACTTTTCCGCTTTTTTCGTCCACCCGGCTCCATTCGCATTGCCCATAGGCCAGCTTGCAGGACCAGCACTTGTGCAGACTGTTGGAGGGATCCTCCTTCTCCGCCTTCGTACTGTATCTCCGCATACAGCTTGCCAGCGTAAAATTACCTGCCATCCCCATCGGCCTTTCCCCGGAGATAGGCCATCACCTCATCCCGGCTGCGCCGCTGGGGCCGTACCGCATCCTTGAACCATTCCGGCGGCTTCACCGCCTCGGCTTCCGGTTTTGCTTCCGCCGCCGGCAGGGGCTTCTTCTCAGGTGCCGCCAGTTTCTCCGGCTCCGGCCCGGTGCCGATACGCTGTACCAGCGCCCGGACTTCCGCAGGCAGGGCGTTGATCTCCCGTTCCCGTGTGGAAATGGCCCGATAGCTGCGCTGAAAGTTGCTGGATACTACGCTGTGCACCGTCTCCGTGTTCATCCGCGCCCACTCCCGCAATGTGTTGGGACTGCCCACGATCCGCTGTACCACCGGCGGGAACTTCTCAAATTCCTCCTCCGCGCCGTACAGCCCGTTGCGGATGGCCCTTGCCACCAGACCCCACGCCTCGGCCTCCGTCATTTCCGGTTTTGCCGTCAGCAGGCGAAGTTTGGCCTTTACCTGTCCGATGGTGGGCGGAAAGCCCTTTTCGTCGCTTTCGATCACGCTTTTTACCGCCGCCGCCACCAGCGCCACCTCGTCATGGGCAAACATATCCGCCCACAGTTTGATGGCGTTGCGCATATCCGGCCCGGTGGTGCTGCTGTAAAACCGGGGATAGGCCGCCGTCAGAATATCCATGATGATGCCTGTCTCCTGTCTGGTCATGTTGTGCGGCCCTCCTCCGCGTCCATCTCCGCTGCCAGCTCCGTCCAGCTTTTCCGGGGCTTGTCCGTCCGGGATGCTGCCGGGGCGGGCTTTCCCTTCCCGCTGTCCCGGCCTTCCCATGTGAGGAATTTCTGCTTCCAGTTCTTCACCGGGTTGCCCTTGCTGTCCCTCCACGAGCGGCCCTGTGCGTCCGGGGTGTTAAAATACTCAAAAAACCGACGGGGGTCCACCGTGCTCTGCCGGGACGCGGCGTAGGCTTCCACCTCTTCCAGCGTGGGCGGTACGAATTTCACCGCCGTCCGCTTTCCGCTCTCCGGTGCCTTTGGCTCACTGGGGGCACTGCCCCCCATATCTTCTGAACGTAGTGAAGAAGATATATCTTCTATATCTATCTCTTTCTCTATCTCTTTCTCTCCGTAACGATGTTCGCACAATGTTCGCACATCGTTCGCACATTGTGACGGTTCTCCCAGCTTTGCTCTTGCTCTGGACTCCCTCATCCGCTTTGCGGAGGAACCTTCGCTCCCAACGTTTTTCACCGCATACGGGAAGAAAAACGTGACGTCATCCGAGGTCTCCGCCAAGCCGCAGGAAAGAAGGTAGTTGATCGTCACCTCGACGTTGGCCGGTTCCTCATCCAGTTCCAACGCCAACTCATCGGCAAAGTTATCGTCGAGACCTGACCACTGCAAAATTCCATCGTGCTTCATGGCAATGAGCTGCATTTTCAGGTAAATGATGAGGTAGGTATCCCCGCCTGCCAGCTTGCGAAGTTTTTTGATCCGCTTGGACGTAAAGAAGTCATCATAGAGCCGCAGCCAGAAATACCGGTTTTCTTTCGCCATAGCTCAATTCCCCCTAAATCTGCGGTACATAATCGTAGGGTTCGTCCTCTTCGGGCTGTTCCCACGGCAAAACGGCGTCCTCCTGACTGTCAAGGAAACCCGCCTGACTGCCGCTGTGTTCCATGGGTTTCGCCGGTTCAGAAGCGGGCGTTTTCCCGCTTCCAGCCGCCAGCAGTTCCAGCACTGCCGCCATCACCGTCTGCGGAGCCACGAACTCCGCGTGAAGCTCGCTCCACTCCTTCTGTTCCCCGTCACGGGTGGTGTAGCTCCTGGTTTTCCACACGCCGCACACCAGAACGGCATCCCCTTTTTCAAGGCACGCCGCCATGCGGGTCACGTCATCGTCCCCCACGGCGGACACGTTCATGAACTCGCCCTTGGCGTACTTCATGCCAAATTCCGCTTTCGGTGTCCCCTTGGCGGTGGCCCCGGTCTTGACCTCGCGGGTCACGGTGCCGGCACACATCATGTACCGGCTGCCGTCCTTATCCCGCGTCTTAATGGAGATCAGCATGGTTCCTCACCTCATTCTCCAAAGAAGGTGGCCGCATAGTCCATAACCTCGCCTTGCGCCTTCTGAGAGGTCTCTGCGGCCTTTTTGGCCTTGGGGGGTGTAACCATACTGGATTCGCTCTCCGCGGTCTCCTGATGGGCTTCCACAGCCGCAGGCGCGGTCTCCACCACCTCTCCGGTAGATGCCACCGTGCGCTCCGGCATGGGCATATCCGGGATCATGCCCTCGTCCTCGGCGCTGGCTTCCTCCATGAGCTGGACCTTGACCTCCGGGGACAGGGGTGCGTAGCCGCTGTTCAGCAACTGCCGCAGAATCGTCTTGCGGCACATCCGGTCCTGCCCGCCGTTGGGATCGTACCAGGGGGAACCGTTCAGCAGCTTTTCCACGTCCTTGGGGTTCATCTCCCCGCTCTGCATGGCCTTGAACTTCTCATAGCTGAACGCCTTGGAGTACCGGTCCGCATGGCGCAGAAGCCGGTCCATGGTCCAGTATTCAAAGCGAAAAGTGCCGTCCTTCAGCTCGTAGTAGCCGTAGTAGCCGATAATAGGCTTACTCTGCCGCTCCTCGTCGCTCTCATACTTGGCAAGGTTCACGATGGGCTTGCCCGTCCGGCGGCTCCGCCCCTCGATCTCGCCCTCACGAATGTCCGTGCAGTCGATGTCGGCATAAAAACCGGTGGACATGGCAAGCTGGATGTAGCCCTTGTAGCCCAGAATGTACGTTGCGGTAGTCCCGTAGGGCACCACATAGTAGCCATGGCCGAAGATCAGGCCCATGCCCTCGCCCCGGAGCGCCGCCGCCACAATGGTGCTGGGTTCACAGTTTTTCAGCTGTTCACTGGCATTCACGGCGGAGATCAGAGTGGAGGTCAGCCGCGCCGCCGCCTTGTCGCTCCGCAGAGCGCTCTGGATCATCTTCTGCATACTGGGGGCCGCGATGGCCATGGAAAACGTGGGCTTGTTGTCCCGTTGAGCCTGGGGCGCAAAGCTGTTGGTTGCCTTCATGTCAAAATTCCTCCCTTATTCAGTCCGCGCGGCCAAAGGCGATGCCATTGGCCAGCATATAATCCCGCAGTCCGTTCAGCTGCTCCACGGTGCCCGTCACCCGGAACGAAAGCGTAATGAGGGGCGGCTCCATTGCGGCTTTCACCGCTGCCTTTACCGGCTCCGAGACGACTGGGCTTGTCTGAATGGATCTGGCCGCTTCCACGACGGCCTGCAACCGCTCCGCTCTGGCGGCTTCCTCCGCCGCCCGCGCCGCCTCGGCCTGCTGTCTGCGTTGCTCCTGTTCCGCCTTCCGCTGTTCCTCGATCTCCTTCACCCGCTTGAGCGCCTGAGCCTTTTTCAGCACCGTGGGCAGATCGTGGCACTGCTTGTACTCTTCCAGCAGCGTGGTCTCGAACTCTCTGTTCAGCCCGCGGATGGCGGCAATACTGCTGTCGCACTTGCTGATCGCCACCAGAATGTCCTTGTGGGCCTGTTCCTCGGAATAGGTGGCGTTGCCCCATCGCTTGTCCAGAACCGCTTCCCACGGGAGAAATTCCGCAAGTTCTCCGATGCGCTCATCAAAAAAGGCCCGGATAGCGTCCAGCTTCTCCGTGCGGCGCCGTTCGTCAAAGGCTTTGATCTGACCGTCCAGATTGGCGGCAGATTCGTCGCACAGGGCCGTCAGCGCCTTGCACTTTTCCTCAAAGGGGGCGTAGCTGGCCAGCGCCGCAGCCTTGGCCATCTTCCGGCACTCGTCGATGCGTGCGGCCACGGAGCGGATGTTGGCCCGGTACTTCTTTGCCGCGCCGATAGCCTCCTCCGTCACCACCATGCCCCGGTACGGGGCCAGATTCTCTTCCAGCCACGCCTGACACTCTTCAAAGTTGGCGGAGATGTTAAACTCCTTCAGCGGAGTCAGGTCCGTGGTAATGGCAAATTCCATGGCACTGCTCATGCGTCCGCGTCCTCCTGTTCCCCGGTGTCATAAGCCGTGATCTCCTTCAGCAGCGGCATGATCCGCTCGTCCACACGGCTCTCCGGCACGTTGATCTCCACCACCATGGCCCGCTTGTCTCCGCCCTTGGTGGGGGCCATCACCTTATCCCCCACGTTCAGGGGCAGGCTTGTCCGATAGGTGAAGGTGTTCCCTGCGTATGCTTTGTGCAGGGGCTTGTAGTAACGAATGTTCACCAGCATATTCATGTCTCCTCGTCTTTCTTAAATTTTTCGGAGTTGTGCGCCTTACAAAATCAAAGTCTGGGCGGGCATCGTCCCCGTCTCCACATGGCGCCAGAAGGTCTCAGCCTTTGGCAGCATATCTTGGATGCTTGCCTCGCAGTTTCCCCGCTCAAAGCGGTAGGCTCTCAACGAACCGTCCCCTTCCGCGTTCAGAAGAAGCGCCCAAACGACCGCAAAAGAAAACTCGCCGCAAAACATCTGTTCAATGATCTGTGCGAAATAGGTCTGCGGGATCTGGCAATTCCACTTCTCCCAATCCGCACGGCTCAGACACGTTGCCGTCTTGCTCTCATAAATGCCCTTGCGTCCCGTTTTCCGTTCCACCAACTCTCCGTCCGGTGTACAGGACAGAAAACTGTACCTCCCCACCGGTCGCAAGATCGTAAACGGCTCAAACGTCAATTCATACTCGGGGTGCATCAGCCGAAACATCTCACGAAGCGGCGCCTCCGCCTCATTTCCGAATTGGACACGCTGGCTGTCGCTTATGTCTGGGGCCTTCACTCCCCCTGTTTTCTCCCGCCAAAGCTGAATGGGCGTCTTGAACTTGGAAACGCCCAGCACGGCCCCAATATCGCTTGCTCCAAGGCCATGTGAACGGCCCGCAAGCCATTCCTCCCGGTTCTGATAGGTTGTTCTGGTGATCACGGTGCCTTGCCTCCTTTAATCGGTGCGAAAACTGCCCGCTCAGGTGTCCAGCCGCTATGTAGCCGGTCATAGATGGTTCTGGCTGAAATACCAGAAATTCTCGACCATTCCGCAATGGTTTTTGATTCTCCATGAATTTCAAGGATATGGTTTCTCTGCCGATTATTGCATTGCTCAGTCTGAGTAGCTATTCTGCAATTCTCCGGGCAGTAGTTCCCATTTACGTCAATACGGTCTATGGTGCATTCCCCTCTCGGTGCCGCCTTGTCATACCCGTTGGCAAGCGCCCAGTCCCGGAACGGCTCAAAACTCTCGGCCCATTCTGCGCAGACGGAAATACCACGCCCACCGTAAAGGCGGTATTCCTTGCAGTTTTTATCCGTACACCGCCGGCGCATCGCACACCAAACCGCATATAGCCGGGTATTACTTTCCCCATGCGTGGTTTTCATTTTGGACAAGCAGGATCTTGCCCGTTCACGGTGCAGACAACCACAGCTTTGAACTCTTCCAGATCGCAATTCTCCGGCAATCGTTCTCACATAATTTCCGCAATCACATCGGCAAAGAAATGCAGGACGGTTGTGAAGCCTACCGTCTGGGCGAATAACTGTCAGCCTGAAAAATCGGCTGCCGGATAAATCCTCATGCCTTGGCATTTTTCAGTTCCTCCCAATACCCCATCACGGTTCTGGCATAATCACTGTGACCCGGATGGCCGCTGTTGTAGGCCGTCAAGGCGTTCTCTACGTCATACCGGCTCAAAAGCTCCGCCATGTAGTCGCAGGCCACCCGGAAATTTCCGAAGGGGTCCATCAGGTCTGTGACCCCCAGCCGCTCCATCCGGGCCTTGTGCCACCGGGGCTGTACCTGGCAGTAGCCCCAACTGGCTCCGCCGTCTCCCTTCACGTTCCGGTAGCCGGTCTCCTTGCGGATGATCGCCAGCATCAGCGTGTACTCCACGCCGCTTTCCTCGCAGGCCGCCCGGAGATAGCTTTGCAGGTCTCCGTCCAGCGGAACATCCGCCCGGAAGTAGCCGCTGTCAAACAGCGCCGCTTCGATCTTCTCGTTCTCGTAGTCCTCCTGAACCGGCGGGGCTGTCTCCGGGTCCAGCTCCTGCCAGAGGACCAGCGAAGCGTACTCCACCGCCGGTGTCTCGTCCCCGGCCAGCCGTCCCGCCGTCACGGTGGGCGCCTCCGGCTCCGGCTTCCCGGTCTCCCGCGTCAGCCACAGCGCCGCCAGCACCAGCGCCACAGACACCCACAGCAGAACCGCTCTGCGGATGGCCTTCCGCCTACGCTCCGCAGCTTCCCGCCGTGCCACGCGAAGGGCGTTTTCCAAGTGGGCTTCCCACGCGGCCTCCGCCTCGTATTCCTCAAAGGTTTTCATCAAATTTCCGTCTCCTTACAGCAAAAACAAAAAGCGCTGCCGAATGGTCAGGTATCCCCGGTTCCATCAGCAACGCTCTGCTCCTCTGCCCCAACGCTTAGGGACAGGCATCTCATTCACTTTTCCCATAGGCTTACTTGATCTCGTCCCGCCGGATGCGGATCACCTTCACGCCGTCCTTCACCGGGATCAGTTCCACACGGTCCCCGTGGGTCAGCGCCTTTTCAATGGCTTCCAGCGTCTTTGCGCTGATATGCGTTGGTGTCATGGTCCTCTTTCTCCCTTCGTTAATAGCGGATGGCATCCCGCAGTTCCTCAATGGGAATGTCCAGTGCGCGTCCCAGCTTCAGCAGTTCCTTCAGCGAAAAGTCCTGCGGGGACTTCTTCCGCGCCCGTAGGGTCTGCGGCGTCATGCCCGCCTTCTCCGCCATGGTGCCCACCGGCATCCCGATTGCGGCCTGTCTGCCCCACAGCAGTGAGATCAAAACCTCGTCATTGGGCTTCCGCCCCAGCTTTACCCGCGGCATCCCGCCGCCTCCTTTCGCAATTTAATACTCCATGCCACGCTCTTTTGCCATGCGGATTACCTTCTGTTTCAGCAGCGTTTCAAATACAGGCCGCAGTTTAGGATCTCTTGCAATCACATGGAGTTTAGAAACGCCTTTGCACTCCGTAGCCGTGGCCCCGGCGTTCTTCATGCGCTTGCGAAGCCGTGTCTGCCGGGTTTCCAGATCCACATGGCCGACCCGCTCCACGTCCTCATAGAGTTCTGCCCGGAATGTCTGGTGATTCGTCTGAAACCGTTCAACTGCCGTATTGATGGCTTTCTGTGCTTTCTCCTGCCACCCATCCTCTGCCAGCATGGGCGCCGCCATTACATCCATCACGCCGTCCAAAACGGCCTGCTTCTGCTCTACGGCTTTCAGCCGCCGCTCCTGCTCCACGAGATATTGAGCCTGTGCTAAAAGCTGTTCCGCCCCACTCAAACTCTTTTTTACTCGGAAATAGCCCTTGACAAGTTCCCGCTGGACTTCCCACGCCAAATCGTCGGTGAATGACTTCACCAGCATGAGATAGCCGGATTCCGTGATGAGGGTGACATTCTCTGGTGTGCCGCCCTGCGGACGCTGAATACCAAGCGTCCGAATTTCGGACGGCTGGTTCAAAACAAAGAAATCTTCTCCCTCGATAAAGTGTTCGCGGTTATCGTTGAACCGCTTGCGGGCAGTCCCGTCCGGTCGGCCATGCACGGCGTCAATGTCCTTGAAGGTGACAACGCGCACACCCTTATGCTCTTTGACCGTGATCGCCACATCATTGATGGTCTGCAACTCATTCATTCTCAGGAACCTCCTTCCCGCAGGTCTCCAAGATGCACCGCTCCAAAACCGGAAGGGGGACCCGGTACATCGCCGCCAGCGTGGGCCGGACCTTTTTCGCAGGTGCCCACTTTCCGGTCTCCCACTTGCTTACAACCGTCTGGCTAAGCATCAAGGCCGCAGCCACGCCCTCCTGCGTCAAAGAAACATTACGCCGCAGGTCTCTCAACGTCATTTTCTCACTTCCTTCACTCAAAATCTCATAATTGCTGTGTTTTTGCTTGACAACCTCATAAAGTAACGATACAATAAAACTGCCAGAAATATTGAAAAAACGCCGCTCTATGAGGGGTCAAGCTGTTGCACCTTGGCTGGGTACAAAGATATGATACCTCGTTAACGGTGAGAAGTCAATCCGAAATCTCGTTTTTAACAAGATTTCGGCATTGTGAACATTTTGCGAGGGTTTGAATTATGTTTTTTGACCAATATGAAATGCTTTGCCGAAAGGCAAAGAAGTCCCCTAACGGTGTCGCAAAGGAAATCGGCTTCTCGTCGGCATCTGTTACACAATGGAAAAACGGTGCCGCTCCGCGTGAGGATACGCTGAAACTGATTTGCGAGTATTTTAAAGTTAAACCCGGATATATTCTTGGCTACACGCCGGATGCTCAAATTGACTTTGCAAAGTACCAAATTGAAAAGCTCACAAAAAAGTGGGTAAAATGCACGAACGAGGACGAACGGCAGATTCTTGCCTTTCAGATCGACGACCTGCGGGAATCCCTCAACGACCTCACCTTTAGCCGGAACATCGAGATCGCGGCGGAGCAGGCGAAAAAAAATACCCGCCCCGCCAAAAGCGGGACGGGCAGCGCCTACGCGCAGTCGATTTATGATTTTGTCGATTCCTGCGAGGCTGGCCAGCTGGCCGACCTTGCGCAGTACGTTGAGTTTTTAAAAAGCCGTCAGGGGAAGCCCACTACCTAACTTCCGGTTTCCAGCGGTGCGCCAAACACCCCGCATTGAATAGCTTCCCACAGCTTTTTCATGCTTTCATCCGACAGTCCTTGGATCTGGTGTTTCAATTCCTCACGGAGATCCGCGTCGGTATGAAGGTCCGCTCCTGTTGATTCCATTTCTACACATACAAGTCCTTTCTCCCCATCTCCGTTCCGTTTTCTTTCTGCGCCCCCCTGAAGCTGTGATGGAGAGCCGCCGCCCCAGCCACGAAAGCGGCGGCCCGTTGAGACCTGCTGCTTGGGGGTGCGGTAGGTCTGCTTTTATCGTACCATCAAGGCTTCAAGTTTGATAGTCTTAATACACACGATTTCAGTGTTGATACACACGATTTCTACTGTCAGTCTAAACATTTTGGCAATTTTGACAAGGAGGTGCTCTTCGTATGCTGTCATTGATTGACCAGTGCCGCGCTGCAAAAGAAGAAAAACACATCACGAACAAGGAAATTGCGGACGGCAGCGGAGTTCCTCTCAACACGGTGAACAATATGTTCCGTGCCACCACCCATTCTCCTACGTTGGAAACTCTCGGCCCCATCTGCGCTTTCCTTGGAATTTCCATTGACCAGTTTTTGGGGATGGAACCAACGGAAGATTCTCCGCCCCCGGAAACCATTGAGGAAATCGTAAGCCGGGAACTGGACGTCTACCGTCAGGAGATCAACGGCCTGAACGCCCAGAACGAGATCCTGCGTGAGTTCGTCAACCACCAGAACCACGGTATCCGTATGCGAAACTTCCTTTTGTTCCTGTTGCTGGTTCTTCTGATCTTCGCCTTGGCTTACGCCGCATATCTGGACTTGCACTGTCTAAACTTCGGTTTCTTCCACGGCTGATACACACGGGAGGTGTGCGCATGAAATGCAAAAACTGTAAGCGCGTCATTGATGACGATTCCATTTTCTGTAAGTGGTGCGGCGAACGCCAGATCAGGGAGCGCAAAAAAAAGGACGAGATCAAAGTCCCATCCCCCGCCCAGTTGCCTTCCGGGATGTGGCGCATCCAGTTGCGTCAGGAAAAGCAGTCCATCACGGAAAAGACACCGGAGCTGTGCACGGCCAAGGCCATCGCCATCCGCGCCGGCTTCCTTGAGGTCAAAAAGCAATCCGTTGAAAAAGGGCTTACCCTGCGTACCGCCATTGACCATTATATCGACCGGCGGCAAAATTCCCTTTCCCCGACTACTATACGGGCCTACCGCATTGTCCAGAAAAACCGCTTCCAGAGCGTGGCGGACCTACCCCTTCACAATGGGATCGACTGGCAGAAGGTGTGCGACAACGAGGCGCCGCTGTGCAAATACAAGACGCTGAAAAACGCTTGGCTGTTTGTCGGCTCCGTTCTGCGGGAAAGCGGTCTGGACGTGCCGAAGGTCAAGCTCCCCCAGCAGGAGATCCACGAGCGGAAATGGCTGGACCCGGACCAGATTCTCACCTTCTGCGACGCCTGCCGCGGCAACCGCATTGAAACGGAATCTCTGCTGGCCCTCATGAGCCTGCGCCGCAGTGAGCTGCTGGCTCTCCGCTGGAAGGATGTCGATCTGGACCATCACTGCTTTACCATTAACCAGGTCTTGGTCCCCAATGAGCATAACCAGTACGTCATCAAAAACTCCGCCAAAAGCAAAACCTCTGCCCGGACGGTCCCCATCCTGATCCCCCGCCTTGAGGAACTTCTCGTAAAACCGGAGGACGCTGCCCCCGACGATCTGATCTCCCACACCGCCCCAAACTCGCTCATACGATCTATCAATCGCATCTGTGCAGATGCCGGATTGCCGGAGGTCGGCGTCCATGGCCTTCGCCACAGTTTTGCTTCCCTCGCCTACCACCTTGGCTATCGGGAGGAAGAATGTATGCGCATCGGCGGCTGGTCCGATTACACGGTCATGCACGATGTTTATACCCACCTCTACCAGAAGGACATCGAGGCCAAGCAGGACAAGATGTACCAGTTCTACGAAAACCGGGGAAAAGAAAAAAGCGCGGACCCGGACGAGACTTCCGCCCCATCCTGACCCGCGCAAAATTCGTGAGTAATTCCGTGAGTAAATTTTGAGATAAAACCCCTTTGAAAAGCAATTTCTATTTACCCTATGGAAAATATTTTTACCACCCTAAAACGCCTGTAACCGTTGATATATAAAGAAAATCCTCCAATCTCAACGATTGCAGGATTTCTTTCATCTGGCAGCGGGTGAAGGATTCGAACTGTCCCAAAAATATCTATGCGCCTTTGTTTTCAACGTGCTTAAACATCGTGAGTAATTTCGTGAGTAAATTTAAGCATTTGCATCGTCCACATAGCACCAACTTTGGGGCGGGCGACCGATAACCCGGCCATCACAGTCCATTTTGGTGTAATTGTAATAAGGGCAGGCACAGCAATCGGCGTCGACTCTACATAGCGTCTTAAACTCGCTCAATTCTTTCGGCGTATCATAAATGCGCAAGTCGGAGATGTGCCAGCCGTAGCCCTCGCCGCCAGCAAGATAAGCCTCCAGATCTTCCCGCGTCAACTCGTTGACCACATCAAAACCAACGCACACGATGCCGCAGCAGCGGTCGCAAATAAACTCTCCAATGACCTTGCCGCCGCCGTAAAACTGTGGCCTTGGATAGTCCGTCGCAATGAAGTCCTCGTGCGGATATTTTGGCAGCGTGCAGTAGATGTAGCATTTGAACGGCGTGTCCAGCTTCGGCTTGGTCTTTCTGACTTCGATGGTCTTTTTGCCGTTGGCGATCTTTTCCACCCACTTGGGGCGGATGCTGATAAGCACGGCTTTACTCATGCTCTTGCCTCCATCTTCTCCAAAAACTCATCAATCCGGCCCTGGTCTGCCACAACAACCTCTTTCCCGATTTTCTCGGCGTAGGCTCGCTCCAACCGTGCCCCGGAACTCTCACGCCAGTCCGGCAGCAGGACCACACAGTCCGCACAGTCGATCATGGAAAAGCAGATACGCATATAATCGCCCTGCTCCATGCCGGATGGGAGGTTCGCCGGATTCAGGACGCAATGTCCCATGGCAGTGAGGGCTTGCTCTGCCTTGGCAAATTTCTCCCGGTAGTTCGCATCCCCAGTGATCTTACCGGCAACATACACACGCAGGTGCGCCCCGACCTGCATATCAAACGTCCGCTTTGCGGGCCGCTGCTTGCTTACAACTTTGATGTACTCAATCATCCTTACTCTCCTTTGCATCCCGCATACGCAGTTCATTGACGGCAACCACAAGCTCGTTGATTTTCTTCATCACTTTATCGTTAAATTCGTCTTGGAGCGCAACCCTCCTGTAATCCGATGGGGAATTTGTTTTTCCATCACCGCAGTACATACTAACAGGTTTCTCTATCATGAGGGGTTCAATATCTCCCACAGCACAATCGGTAAAATCATACTTGCCAATGCGCTTGAACTTCCGTTTCACCTCGTCGGCTGTAAGCGCATACGTTATGGGCCCCTCATTGCCAAATTCCACGGCAATTATGTATTTTTTGAAAATATCTTCAAAATACAAAAGATCGCTCCGAATAACACATCCACGATAGCCAGCCCGGTCCTCAACGTAGTCCCCGACACGAAATTCGTATTTCATTTGCCTTTTGCCTCCTTGTCTAATTCTTTTAACGCCTTAAACAAATCATAGCAGTTCGTAGCCATTTTTATTTCCCGCTCCCATCTCCGGCCGCGTAAGCGGACGGTACACCGTCTGAATATCATTCTTCCATGGCGTCAGCCAGACGCACCACATCACGTCCATCAGCGGACTTCCCTTCTCTCCGGGCATCCGCTTCTTAAAAAAGAAATCCGGGCGCCACGTCAGCGGCAGAATGTAGCTGGGCGGGATTTCGTCAAACAGCTTCCGCCAGCACGTTGCGTTCCAATACTGCGACTTGAGCAGGAACGCAAAAGGCTTGCCCATCTCCGCCGCTCTGCGGATAAACGCCTCCGCCAGCGAGAAAGGCGGGTTCGTGATAATCCAATCAGCCGCGTCAATGCTGGACTTCAAGAAGTCCGTCCCATCCAGAATGTCTGTTGCATAGACGGTCTCAAAGTAAGTTTGAAGCACACCGGCCATATCGCCCTCTCCCGTTGCCGGTTCCCACACGGACGTTGTGCGCGGAAGATTCAAAAAGCGCATAAGCGCCACCGTTACATCCGGCGGCGTGGGATAGAAGTCTGACTGACTCCGCCCATACGCACTGTTCCCGCCAGCTATCCTGCTTGCATTTAAACTATCCATCCGGTTCACCCTTCACATTTTACACAATTTCATGCTTGCAAAATTTTCTCTGGGCCGCAGGTTTTCCCAGTAAATTAGATTGCCGCAATAAGTCGCCAAGTTCCCGCTATTCACTGCAATTACGGGATGTTTCTCTGTATTTCGATGCAAATTGAGTGCCTTTATTTCTTCGTTGCTTAAAGGCCGAACTTCATGAGAAATGTCGAAGCTATCTACAACATATCTCGGCAGTTCGTCATAAAAAAGGTCATCATAATCTACGATAGGAACTCCATACGTCCGTGCAGCATCCATTTCCACGGACATCTGCTTGCTCCATCCGGGGGCAAATATAGCTATGTCTGCGGTACTTAGAGCCTCAATTACCTTCGCGAGAACATAAAGTGGATTCCCTTCCGCAGAGGCGCTAATAGCAGATGCGCTGACCACCTCGATGTCCTCGTCATAACGTTCCTTTAATTTGGACACTATCCGCGCTTCTTCTTCCCTTAAACCGTCAGTAGTCTTTCGCTTTGTCGTCTGGCTAATAAACACTTTCATTTTCCCCAAAACCCCTTCCAATTCTTATTCGCATTCAAGCTATCCATATTCAACCTCCCGTAAACAAACTGATCTGCGCCGTGTGTTCCGCAAAGCGCTTTTCCTGCGCCTGAAAATAGTGAGGGTCGATCTCACACCCAACAAAATCAAAGCCAAGATCATAGGCGGCTATGCGGCTGCTGCCGCTGCCTAAGTGGGTGTCAAGTATCTTGTCCCCCGGCTTTGCGTACTTCTGCAAAATCCATGTGTATAACGCCACCGGCTTCTGCGTCGGGTGGATGCGCTTCTCATTGAGAGCCTTGTTTCCCTGTTGGACTGTCCCCTCTGCAATACTCTTCCCCTGCATCATGCCGCGCCACATGAACCGGAATATGTCGGTTCTCAAATTCAAAGAGTTAAACGCAATCTCAGCCCCAGACTGATCGGCCCCGTCATTGCACTTATCCCAGACGATTGCCCCGCCGCGAGGAAGAACAAAATAGTTTGCTCCCCAGATAATCTGATTCTTGCTGACCCGGAAAAGCTCCGCAAAGTACCGCTCATCCGCAGGGAAGCGGTCAAAGCCGGTCTTTTCGTAGCCGCCATCCTTAACGTAAATCCGTGCTCCATTCTTCTGTGCTACATAGTGGTTCCGGTCCTTACCGCCATCTTCTCCGATTCCATAAGGAGGGTCTACCACAGCCAGATCAAACGCCTTGTCCTGCAACGTCCGCATATGCTCCATGCAGTCCATGTTATAGGCTACGTTCAATCCTTTTTCCCTCCCTTGATAACAGTAAATGCCCCGCGGCGCTTGATCGCCGCACGAGCCTCCTTCTGCTTCACCTGTTCCAGATACTCTTTATACTTCGCCGGTAGGCGAAATTTTTCACACGATTTTCGCCATTGGCTCCGCTTCGTATAGTCCCAATCGAACCACTTGCACTCATCACAGCAATAGCAGACGTCCTCCACATCCTTGATCTCTCCCGGCGTGAAGTATGCGCCGTATAACTCGCAGTTGTAGAGACAGTTTTTGCAGACACACCCATAACAGCTCATTCCGCATCTCCATCAGCCGGAACGTTCTTATCCGCAAAGTAAAGGTGTCCTCCGCCGATTTCTCTGATAAGCATATCAAGCCGCCAGTGCATAAAGACTTGTTTATGAACCGTTTTTCCATGCCAGAAAAAATACTGCGTCTCCGGGGAATGCAGAAAGTCCTCAATGCTCTTGACCCGCGCCCCCTGTTTGTATTTCCGCTTATATGCCATACATACACCCCCTGTTTTTGGCACAATATCTCTCGTCTCAGTCTAAGACCCTTTCTCCCGCTGCTTGCGCCCCTTCTTTAGAGATGCTGCCGTGCGGCTTTTCGGAAAGGTCAGGTATCGGGGGTTCGCGTAGCGGAGGACATGGTACAGTCTATCCAGCCCATGATTGATCGTCCTGCTGACTGTTGCCTTGGCTACCCCCAACTCTTGACCGATATCCTTCATGCTCATGCCATAGACGAAAAATATCTCCATATACTTCCTCTGTGTATCCGTCAGTTCTTCGTCCATCGCCACCCGCAAGGCGTTTAGCGTATGGGCATGGAAATCCGCTTCTTCAGCAAACTCCCCTTGCAGCCACGCCGCATACTGGCTCTTGTCTCCCCAAAACTCAAACAATGACACACAGCGCTCAGAACTCCCGCTTGGCATTCACGCTCACCTCCATTGCCATGGCTTCACCAAAGTTCTCCTATCTTTAGCATAGCAACCCCCTCCAATAGGGTTTTTGCACACCCACTTCACCTACCGCCTACCAGCACGTCACCTACCGACCGCCTGCGCCCCGCCCGCGCCGCGCAACCTAAGTACGTATTCCCCACATAAGCGAAGCGTTTTTATAAAAATTTTTTTGGACCCCTTTTTAACTTTTCCGTTTTTTGACCCCGGTTTTCTAAACTACCCCCCATTATAGGGGAGGAAGGGCGACGGGGATGAGAACGTGGGGGGAGGGGGAAGAGTTGTGGAGAGATTCTGCGCCGATTCGGTGGCCAGGTCTGTAAACCACCCCCCACTCAGCCGGGGCCGTGGTCAGCTGGTCAGCCGGTGCCATTGGAGCGGAGCCGGGGCCGCTGGGCGGGTCTCGGAGAGGGTCAAAACCTGTTGCAAATGCCTAAACTGTTGCCATAATAAGCAATTAGGGCAACAGTTACCGCCTTTTTTGGTGGTAAATGCAACAACAGCCCATGCCGCCCTTGTGCAACATGACGAAAGGCGGCGGGAGCCGGGGCCGCGGTCGGTTCTCTGGCCCTCGGTGCCGGTGGTGGTGGCCGTCCTCCGATGGTCGGCGGCTGGTCCGCTGACGGTTCCCGGTCTGGCATGGTCGGCGGTGGCCGTGGTGTCCGATCTGAGGCAATCAGCCGGAACAGACCGCCGCGGGTGACTCCTCCACCCCTTCCCCCTTTTCCCTTGTCCATTGCTTCCGGGGCTGCGGGAGTGCTCCACGCTTTTCTTTATTGGGGTAAAGCGTTTGAGGCCCTGCGTGGGTACATTTTGGTATACTCTAATAGACCGCGCCCGCAATAAACACGCCCGCGCGCATAGGGGTTAAAAATAGCCCTCTGGGGCGGCGTAGGATGCAAGCGGCTGCGCGGCGTGGGTCTGTGGCGCGGTGCTGGGCGGTATTGCTCAGAGGGCACGAGAAAAGCCCGCGGGGGCATTCCCTGCGGGCTGTGGTGGTTGGGTGTATTAGATCAAAAACAGTTCGCCGTTGATCTCAAGGCTGACGGCCTCTTGTTTCATCTCGCGTTTGATCTTCCGGCAAATAGCGACGATTTCGGCGCCGTTGCGCTCGATGTCCTCCGCGGCGGCGTTGCTGTAAACGATGGTGACGGCCTCACCCACGAGTCCGGCGGACTGGCTCACCCAGTAGCCGCGGGCCTCGGTGGCGGTGGCTCCGCCAAACATGGCGGACAGCTTCGCGGCGACTTCCTCCACCTGCTGCCGGTTGTCGGTGGGGTGGTCGGTGTCGGTGGTGCTGGGCACGTAGATAGCAACGCGGGAGTCCAGGCGGACAACGCCGGGGATCGTTTCAAAAAAGCTCTTTTTCATTTCGTGTTCCTCCTCTTCCTTATGCGGTCGCCCGTGTGCGGCGGTTGATTTCTGCGAGTGCTGCCCTTACTGCGGTTTCATCTTCGGCGTATGCCGTGCCGGAGATCGTCCCGCAGGCCCTCCGGTATGCTGCCCGGTCATCAGCCCAGGCGATCAGCTCGCAGAGCTTGTCCATGCTCATTTTGCTGTAATCCATTTTGCGATCCTTTCCGGGGCGGTGCCCCTCTGGCCTGTCGGCCTCCGTGGTGTTGTCCTGTTCTTTATGGTTCCATTATATATGGGTAAACCCCATATTTCAATAGTCAATTCCTACAAAAGTAAACCCCATATTTTGTATAATATTTATGGGGTAAACCCATTGTTTTTCTACTCCCGGCCCCATATAATAATAGATGTCAAGAGGATAGCACACCATCACCGGACCGGCGGCCGTTCCGCTGGGGAAAGGACAACACCATGAGCAACTATTATATCAGAGATGCGGCCCACGCTGCCGCAATCCTCGACGAGTTCCGCCGCTGCGGTGACTGCGGCAACTGCGACCTAAACACCCCGGAGGGCTGGCGCTGCTCCCACATGGCGGAGCAGGCCGAAAAATACTTGAGAGATCATCGAGAGGAGGCCCGGAACAATGGCTAATTTGTTTGAGCGGTACGAGGCCCAATATGGCCCCGCCGCGAGTGGCTACCTTTACACGCTGGGCGGCGATCCTGCCGCCATCGTGGCAGAGGTGGAGCGCAACCAGGCAGCGCCGGAGGCGGACCCGCTCGCGTTTCTGGCTCCGCTGATGCCCACCACCCCAGAACAGGACGCACACAACGCCATCATGTGCGAGATCCAGCGGCTCTATTTTCTGCCGATCTCCCGCGCCGCTGCGCTGGCCGTGTGTAACGTGCTCGGCGAGGCCGGCGAGCTGGTCCCCTTCCCCGGCCTGCCGGATTTCCGGTTTAATTCCTGGACTTTTAAAAACGCTTGGAACGATGCCCACCCGGACGAGGCACGGATCACCGTTAACGGTGCCGCCATGCTGAGTGTTTGACCCCCCAGAACAGCGGCCCAGGATCACCCCGGGCCGCTGAACAGGAAAACGGAGGTTTGCGAAATGGCAAGAGTCAAGATCACTTTAAAATGCGAGCACTGCGGGAAAGACTTTGAACACGTCCACACCTGCCGCAATTCCACCGAGGCGGGATCTTATGAAGTCTGGGCGCGGGAAAACCTCACCACCTGCCCCGACTGCTACGCAGAACAGAAGAACGCGAAACGAGGCGCAGAGCTTTCCGGCTACATTTCCAGCTTCAGCGACCGGCACCCGCTGCCGGAAATAACCGGCATTTCAGAAAAGCAAATTGCTTATGCTTCAAGCCTGCGGGAAAAATTTATCCGTGATAATCTAATGAAAATCCAGCTTGATATAAGCCGCTTTTTTGAAATCGCGGACAAGATCAAGCCGGAAAACTGCGACGAGGCCGCGCGGGATCTCATGCACAAGGCCGCAGCCGATGCCGGGAAGCCCTTTGAAATCTGGTTTACAGCTTACCGGGCGGACCGTCTCCGGCGCTATTTCGGCCTGATTTATGCCGCCGACGCTGCCAAAATCGAAACCATTTTTACAGAGTCCAGCGCTTCAAAAATCATTGATGCGCTGAGATAGAACAGGAGGAAAAACATGATCGCCCATCTTTACAAAATCCCTTCAACCTTCCGCAACGTTCCCGACGCGGTGCAGGTTCGCGCGGTTCCCTTTGAAAATTTCCCCGGAACCTGGCTACATGCAACGCTGAATTTGCCCGACGGTCTCCGCGTGGCCGACTCAAAATACGGAGAAGGGGCATTTATCACGGAGTCCGGCGAGATCATCGGCGAGGCATACGCCGACCCCGAACAGATCACCGGAAACGACCTGAAGGGCCGCGTTACCGTGCGGGACTCCGCCGGAAATTTCCTTGTTGATACCGTTGTCACCTGGCAATAAGCCATGAAAGCGAGGTAAAACCATGCCCAGACCCAGAACCAGCACCACCAGAACAGACGCCCAGCGACGCGCGGAAAACAAGTATAAAAACAAGGCGCAAATTGTGCTTGCTTGCCGGATGGACCGCCAGACGGGAGAACGCTATAAGGCCATTTGCGCCGAACGCGGCACCACGCCCAACGCCGAAATCAAAGCCTTTATTTTGTCCCAGTTGGGCGAACAGCCCGCCGACTAACCCCAAAAACGCAGAACAGCGACCCGGAAAAACTCCGGGCCGCTGCTTTTTTATGCCTTTTTTCAATCCGTCACGCGTTCGCCATTGGGCAAAATAAAAGATGTTTCAAACCCACAGCCAACGGCCCCGGCAACGTCCTTCAGATCCGCGGGGGTAAACCCCTCCCGCTTCATTTTTTGTGAAAACGCCTGCGGACTGCTCCCGCAGCGCCTCGCCAACTCTGAAACGCTGATCCCCAGCTTTACGCATAAAATTTTGATCTGCTCCGATGTCGGCACAGAATCACCTCTTTTCACTTTTAAATATAAACGTTTCCATTTGCATTGTCAACCATGATTTTTTCAAAATAAACGGTAAAGTTTAAATTTACCTATTGACATTATAAACATTATCGTTTATACTATAAACATCAAGAGAACAAAACGAAACCGACAGGAGGCCCACACTATGAGTTTTCACCTTTTTATCCTCGTTCTGGGCGCTGGCACCTTTGCCCGCCTGATGTTCCGCGTGGTGGATCTCATCGAGGCCCGCCGCTAAATCAAAATCAAGGAGGATCACAAAATGACCACTTATAAAACCCGCAAAGCCGCCGCCCGTGATGCGGCGATCATGGCCCAGCAGGAAGCCGCCGAACAGGTGCAAAGCTGGGAAGAAGTCGCAGAGACCGCCGACCGTCTGGAGCGGCTGGCCCGCCGTTTTGGTCTCCTGCGGGAGTTCCGGGAAAACGGCATTATCTGAACAATCAAGGAGGACACCCCATGTTTAACAGTCTTTACCATGCCGAGATCGGCGGCGGCTACACCCTCCGCCGGAAAGTCATTATCAACGCCGCGGACCTGCGGCCCCAAGGCGGTCAAATTGAGGTTGCCGCCATCATCGAGAACGGCGACGAGCTGAACAGCACCACAGCTACAACGGAGGCCGCCGCGCTGGCCGCGTTTCATTCCATGGTCCAGCAGTACGCCGAACCCTTGCAAAAAGCTGTGGACGCCGCCGGACTGGTTCCGGGCCGGAAATATACCCTTGTGTATCTCTCCGAGTTCGGTTTCCCCATCGCGGAGAAAATCACCTTTCACGGCTACACCCTCACCACCTACGCCCAGCACGCCGACGTTGTGCGCCTGACCTACACCCCATACCGTAAGCGCTCCACCCGCGGCCGGCTGTTTTTAGGCTCGTCCTCCCTGCTGATCTTCAACGGCTGGCAGGATCTCCCGGAACAGGCCACCCACGAAACCCTCAAGGAGGACGAGAAAATCAAGATCACCCGCAGTAAATACGGCTGCTTTTCCGCTTCCTATATCGAGGACGCCGCCGCACTGCTGAAGGATCCGGTTATGATCTTCAAAAGCTACCAGACCGGCACCAACGGCCAGGTTTACGCCTGAACAGCCACCCGGACACCTTGGAGCCGCCGCACCGGGCAAAGCGACGGCACCCCAGAAAGCCAAAATCTACACATTCAAAACACATTTCAGGAGGATTTACTATGAACGACAAGAACAACCGCCCCATGAAAACCGGCGACGTGGTGGAGATCACCGGCGCATACTTCAAGAATGACAACGGCCTTTACTTCGTCGAGCACACCCCCGGCGATCCGAATTGGAGCGGCCGGGATCACTGCCTCCGGCGCATCAAGCGCAACGGCGAACTCAGCACCGCAAAGGATAATATTTGCTTCTGGCCCATTTCCGCCTTTGTGAACAGCCGGGACAAGCGGGCCGCCGCGAACCAGTGGAACCAGGAGCACGCGGAAATTGAGATCAAGCGCTTCCCCAACACCGCCCATATTGCGAAATTCTTTGCAGACGAGGCGGAAAAGCAGGACAAGGAGGCCCAGCGCTGCATCTGGAACCTTGGCGAGGATCACGAGGTAGTCAAGACCATCCAGGCGACGCGCAACTTCCTCCGCTCCATTTCCGACGGCCTCCGGGCCGAACAGCCCACCCCCGCCGACACCCAGCAGCCAGAACAGCAGCCCACCGTCACCGGCGCAGGCGCAGAAGCGCTTGCAGAACAGCCGGAGGCCATCACCCCGGAACCTGCAGAACAGGCAGAACAGCTCGCCCCGGAAAATCGACCTGCTACGGTCCCGACCTACTACGAGATCAGCGAGGAAACCGCCCGGAACGCCCACTATTGCATCCACATGGGCGACTACAAACCCGGCAGCGCCACGGCCAGCTATCGAAATTCCGTGAACAGTGCCGCCCAGCTGGTAGAACAGCAGAAGGCCCGCGTCAGCGCCTTTTATCATGACAAACTGGATGCCCTGCTGAACAGCTACGCCCGCCGCCTTGCCCAGTGGACGAACGATTACAACCGCAATCAGGCCAGATATCCCAGCCAGTTTATAGCCGGGGCGGGCAACTTCAACATGAAAAAGCACAACCGCCAAATGGCGCGCGAGGACTCTCTGTGGGAGGAATACCGGCAGATTGAGGCGATTCTGGACAAGATCCGCAGCGTCGGCACCGGCCCGGTAGACCTTGCCGACCCCCACGCCCGCGAAATGCTCACCGAGCGCCTGAACAGCCAACGCCAAATGCTGGAGGATGCCAAGGCCGCAAACGCCTACTATCGCAAGCACAAAACGCTGGAAGGCTGCCCCGGCTTTACGTCTGAACAGGCCGCGAACCTCACCGACCCGAACAGCTTTGATATTCGCGTTCACGGTTCCCCCTTCCCCGCTTACGAGCTGGCCAGCATCCGGGGCAAAATTGAGCGGGCAGAACAGCGCCTCGCGGAACTTGACCGCAGAGAACAGCAGGCCGCCGAGCCTCAGACCGGCACCGCCTTTGACGGTGGCCAGATCGTCCGCAATATCGACCTGAACAGACTCCAAATCCTCTTTGACGCCATCCCCGACGCCGACACCCGCGCCGCCCTGAAGCAAAACGGCTTCCGCTGGTCTCCGAAAAATCGGGCATGGCAGCGCCAGCTTACCGACAACGCCGAACGCGCCGCCCGTCAGGTCCTCCGCCTTGCCTGAACAGCGGCAAAAACCCCCTTGGCCCACCCTGCTACAATGAAATTAAGAACTGAACAGCCCGCCCCGGAGGTCACGAGGGCATGAAAGGACAACCCCATGTTTATGGTTTACTTCAAAGGCCCCAGGGACAAGCAGCATAAGCCCATGAGCCTGAACACCGGCGAGCTGTTTAACCGCCTGGTTTATGCGCCCGTCTATAATGACGATCTTCTCCCCGCCGTGAAGTCATGGATCGACCTGAACAAAAAGAACGCCCCGGATTGTTCGATCCAGTGCCGCGTCCCCGGCACCTCGAAAATCCTATACGCCTGAACAACAACACAAAACCGCCCGGAAGCGAGGACGGCTTCGGAATTCTCTTGCCAGTACGCAAGACCGCCGCCCGAAAATCCACCTGAAATACACGCAAAAAAGGAGACGCCTAACATGGAAAGCTATATTAAAATTAAAGCCACTGCGCCAGAAATGAGAAAATTCTTTGAAAAAGACGCCGGTGTTCGCTATTACAAAATTGAGAAAAAACAAGGCGGCGAGTTGTGCATATTTTCTGTCCTTTACCGCCATGCGGAGTTAGAAAGGCCGCTGCGAGGTACATTCACCATTGAAAATTTGGTAAAAAAGATAGAAACACTCAGAAAAACCGACTGAACACCACGAACACCAACCACCAACGGAACCGGGGAGGCGCACCGCCTTCCTGGAAAGGAGCACAACCATGAAAACCGCCGGATATGGGGAGTGCAGAAATGAGATCATCGCCGCGCGCCTCCCCACCCCGCACAAGTACGAACCGTTTACCGAGCTTTTCAACGTGGACAAGCTCGACGCCATCCGCGACAAATACGGCGTTGACCTTTACCGCGAGTGCTACGCATACGTAGTCCGCGAGGTCATGGCCGCCGCAAAGAAGGAAGCCCGTGAAAAAATGACTTATTCTGAAAAAATCGCTGAAGTCAAGAAGGCCGCAGTCAACTGCCAAATAACCGGAGGCTTGCTTGACCGTGGATATTGGTATGGCGAAAATCCGTATGCCGATCAGCTGATCGAGTGTGCACTGCTGTGCGACCTTTTCCCCGAAACAGTCGCTGACCCTGAAAACTTTTGCAATTTCCGCAGATCCGATTATGCCATTCTCAGGCTAAGCAAAAAAGCCCAACGTGAAATAGGAGGTACAACCCATGCTGAACACTGAACAGACCCTCACCCGCGTTTTGCGGATCGTCCACGCGCTGGACGAGGACGAAACCGCCATTTATAACGCCGTCAGCAAGAACCCCTACGAATGGGAAAGCGCCGTCGGCCCCATCCCCCAGCTGTATTTCTTAGAACAGGATCTCCGCCGCACGTTGGTGGAGGAAGCCGCCACAAAGTCTGGGCGCCGCTCCGCCTTTTTCGCCGCCCGCCGCATCTGCGACGCAGCCGTGGCTAAGAACAGCACCCGCCCCGCTTCACAGGGCTTCTGGATCGACGAGGAAGGCAAGCAGTGCGTCTGCGACGGGTACCGCGGCTTCCGCCTGAACAGCCCTATGGAGCTGACCGCCGCGCCGGAACTCAGCGCCGACGGTTCCCGGGTCAACCTGGCGCAGATCATAGCCCCCACCCGCAAGAACACCCTGCGTCTCACGCTCCCCTCCGTTCCGGAGGTTCGGGCGAAAATCAAGACGGACCGCGCGGCATGGGCTGCCAAGCGCCACCGCAAGGGCGAAACCTTCTCCCCTTATTACGATTTCGGCCCCGGTCTCCCCAGAGTCAACCCAAACTATCTGATCGACTTCCTTCAGCTTTTCCCCGACGGCGAGGCGTTCGCCTCTGAACAGAAGCCCTATATCACCCCCATCTATTTCCGGTCCGCAGACGGCGAGGGCATCCTCTGCCCCTGCCGCAAGGCCGCCGAAGCCGCCGCCTGAACAGCGGCGCAGGAAAGGACATTTTTATGATCGCATATCTGGAAACGCAAAATCGCTACGGCGAGAAAGAACTCTGTGCGCTTGCCGATGGCGTTGAAATCGCCAGAATCACGAAAACCGAAAACATGGGGAAGCCGCAATATCGCGTCGGTATTACATGGGAGAGTGAGCACTCGGAGTTTTTAGGGCGCGCCGCCACCATTGCCGGAGCCAAAAAGCTGATCCGGCAGTGGGGTGAACAGCATCTCACTGAGGTTTCCCAGAGGACCACCGGGCAGGATGTGAAGCGTCTCCCTCAGTTTTCCGACACCGGTTTTTACCCCACGCCATCCAAGCTGGCTGGGCGGATGCTGGCAGGCGTCCGCTGGAAGGATGTTACCGCGATTTTGGAGCCGTCAGCCGGAAAGGGTGATTTGGCGGATGCCGCCCGGAAATTCGTCGAGGATTACCACAATGGCCGGAAGGTCTCTGTAGACAAGCAGGAACCGTATATCGACTGCGTAGAGATCGACCCTGATCTTGCCCTTATCCTGAAAGGCAAAGGCTATCCCGTGGTCTCCGATGATTTCCTGACCTTCCATACATTCAAGCAGTATGACCTGATCCTCATGAACCCGCCCTTTGAGAACGGAGATGAACACCTGCTCAAAGCCTTGTCGCTTATGGAACGCGGCGGCCAGATTGTTTGTCTGTTGAATGCGGAAACCATCCGAAACCCCTACACCAACCGCCGAAAGGTCCTGCGTCAGAAACTCTCAGAGTACAATGCAAAAATCGAATTTATCGAAAATGCGTTTGCCCACGCCCAGCGGAAAACCAATGTGGAAATCGCCATGATCTTCGTTGACATTCCCTACCCAAAGCCGGAGTCCGATATTTTTGAGCATTTAAAGCGTTCTCGTGAAGAAACATACACCGCTGCGGATGGTCCAACCGCCTTGGCGTCTGCTGACTGGCTGCAAAACATGATTGATGGGTTCCAGTTTGAGGCAGATCTGGGGAATAAGTTGATCCGGGAATATCAAGGTCTCCGTCCCTACCTGATGAATGGCAGCACCACCTATGAAAAGCCGCTCTTGGAACTTACTTGTTCTGAAAAGGGGCGCGGAAATGACGTTGGACTTCCAAACGTTTATCTCCGGGCACTTCGCGGCAAGTATTGGCGCACTCTGCTGTCCCGCCCGGAACTCACTGGCAAAATGACCTCCGCCATGCGGCAGGACTATCAGGAAAAAATCGAAACCCTCTCCGCCTATGACTTTAGCCGGTACAATATCGAAACCGTCATGCGCGAGATTGCCCACCAGCTTACACAAGGCGTGGAAGAATCCATTCTGAAGCTCTTTGAGACCTTCACGGCGAAACACGCCTGGTATCCTGAGTGTGCCAACAACATCCATTATTACAATGGCTGGGCCACCAACAAGGCCCACAAAATCGGCATGAAGGTGATCGTCCCGGCTTCCGGCTGCTATGCCGACTCATGGCGCGACGAAAAGCTGGACACATACCGGGTCAATTCCATGATCTCCGACTTGGAGCGCGCTATGAACTATCTGGACCGTGGCGAAACTTACTGCCATATCCCGGTAGACGGGGCTGTTCGCCTCGCAAATGGCGTCAACAGTAATAAGGCATCCTTCACTTATTTTGACTGCGTTTTCTATAAGAAAGGCACTTGCCATATCAAGTTCAAGCCTAACGCAGTTCGTATCATTGACCGCCTGAATATCTTTGCCGGTCAGCGCAAAAACTGGCTTCCCCCTGTCTATGGAAAGAAGCATTATCAGGACATGACACCGGAGGAACAGGCAGTGATCGACGAGTTCCAGGGCGAAGCAGCTTACGAGTCCGTATTGTCTGACCCGTCTATGCTGATCTCCGCCGGGGACATTGCCCTCGCCGCCCTTCCGTCCCCCAATCCATGAAAGGAACCGCCCCAGTTTTAGTCCCAGAAGTCCTAAATGTCAAAAACCCCCTTGGAGGGGTATCGTATAATAAAATCAAGGGCGAGATAGACGCCGCCCTTGCTTTCCATCTTTCTATCTTCCCTCACGCACGGCGGCTGCCGGCCTACCCAACGGCAGCCGCCAAACTCCAAACAGCATGGGCGAAAATCGTGCGGCACGAACGCGGCCTAATCTCCCGCGTGAACAGGTTTTTCCATTCGGCCTGTTTCCCGGTTCAACTCCGGTCTCGCTCACCAGCGGCGCAGACGCCGCACGTAGTTATCTCCTACCTTCCAAGCGTGGCCCGTAAGTACACGCTCGCCGTTCTCGGAGCGGTGCCCCGGTGCGACCCCGGCAGGGCAGCAACGCGGATATAGTTCATCGGCAGAACGGCGGCTTCCCAAGCCGCGAAGGTGGGTTCGATTCCCATTATCCGCTCCAAGGGCGCACGAAGCGCCCTGCATGGATCGCAAAGCCTCCTGAATGTGTATGACAGCCCGGAAAGACGGGCCGCCACATCACCCGCCATGGCGCAAACAAGGCGGGATCACGCAGACGTCCAACCGGTACTTCTGTCCTTTCCACCGGGAGCCGGGGACCTCTCCGGCCGTCTGCACCATGCCCTCCCACATGAGAGGTAGTTACTCTATAAACCGTAGTGGGCATGAAACCTCCATATCTGGCAGTGGAGTCGGCGGGTTGATACAGCCGCTATCGGGACGGTATTCTCGGAGAATCTGAGCGACATGACCGCCGGGAAAGACCGGCAAACATAGGGGTGTAGCCAAGCGGTAAGGCAAGGGACTTTGACTCCCTCACGCGCTGGTCCGAATCCAGCCATCCCTGCCATTGAAATTTTAGGAAAGGAGGATGTCCCATGAACAAGACTGAACTGATCGCCGCCGTGGCGGAGCGTTCCGGCCACACCAAGCATGACACCGCACTGCTGGCCGACGCCCTGTTTACCGTCATCGAGGAATCCCTGATCGGCGGCAGCGAGGTCAAAGTCCCCGGCTTCGGCAAGTTCGCCGTGAAGCACCGGGAAGCACGGGTGGGGAAAGATCCCCGCAACGGCGAGGAAAAAGAGTTTCCCGCCAAGAGGGTTGCGGTGTTCCGCCCCGCAAAGCCCCTGAAGGATGCCTTGAACGACTGTGATCCCCTTCACATTGCGTAAATCGCCCACAGAAGCCCCGTAAGCGCCACTTGAGTTTCGTGGGGTAGTTTTAGCCCCTCGCCTCTCTCTTATCTCTCAGGCCGCTTGTGGGGCCGTCAGCGCAAGAATTTTAATCAAGACCATACTCATACCGAAAAAGGGGGAACGGTTTCCGTTTTGGAAAAGGTTCCTCCCTTTTTTATCTCGACATTCCATGTAAAAGCGCCTATAATTTCCCCATAAACCTATAATTTCCCCATAAAAAGGAATTACACACCTGAAGGAGATTTTTACGATGAAGATCATGAACCCCGCTGCCATGAACCGATACAATGCCCTGCGGGAGGCCGCCGGTAAGATCGACCGGCTGGTTCCCCAGGTCCGCTTGCTGGACCAGCCGCCTCATGAGAACCGGGAGAACGCCTCCGTTGCGCTGGAATTTCCCACTCCCCTTGTGGTTCTTAATTCCACCATCCGTCAGGCGCTGTCCTTCCTGTTCTGCCAGTGCGACACCGTGCAGACGGACAAGACCGACCGGGGCATCTGCTTTACCTTTACCGTCTCTGAAATCTGGATCACGGAGGAAACCACATGAACCTGAAAACCAATGTCACCCGCCGGGACTTCGCCTTCAGCGTAACCGCCGAGACCAAGGCGGGAGAGCTGCGGATGTTCGACCATACCGTGGACGCTGAAAGCGAGGAAGCCGCCCGATTGCTCCTGGTCTCCTATCTGGAAAGCCGGGGCATGGAGCTGGTGGAGGCCCGTCTGACCGGCACGGAATAATGAGGTGCACTGCATGAGTAATCAAAACGCCGACATGAAAGCACTGGCCGATAACTTCTGGAATAACTACTTTCGACCCAAGGTGGCGGATGCCACCCGATCCTGTCTCCGTCTGGAAAAGGCCACCGTGAAAGCAGCCCCCAGCGGCGGCACCGTGGCCGTCCAGCTTCCCTTTGACGATACCGTGCTAAACCTGCCCTACGCCTCGTCACTCTCCGGTCTCACCGTCGGACAGGCCGTTTGGGTGGGCATTCCCTACTCCGACCTATCCAACGGCGTTGTGATGTTCGACGCCACCTTCCAGAACCTTTAAACGGAGGAACCGATGAAAAACAGATTAACGGTCAGACACGGGATGCTGTCCGACCTGAAAACGTATCTGACCCAAAGCGGCTGGAACCTTGAAAATCCCGTTGGGAAATACGAGGTTTTGCGGGCGCGGAATCTAAATTACCCGCGTCCGCTGCTCGTCCACAACCGCTCTGAGCGCGGAATCGGATACAGCATCGACGAGCGCGATATGAAGATTTACAGCGGATGGAGGCGAAACCGCCGCAAGCGGGGACTCTCTCCTGACTTTCCGACAGAGGAAGAAAACGCGGCATACTGGCGCGGAGAAATCCAATAAGCAAACAATTAGCAAAGTCTAAGCAAGATTTAAGCAAGTTGTAAGCAAGTCGAAAAGCAAAGCCGCCCGTGGTGGGCGGCTTTTTTCATTTCGCAAATGTAATGGAAATAAAGAATAAAACGAATATTACCACACAGATCAAAAGCACAACGCCCCATTCCAGCCTTTCCTGATTGCCTTTCCCCTCGCGTCCGTTCTTGGGCGCAAAGCAGCTTGGGTCGTCGGACTTCCCGTACAGTGCGCAAATATCGCTGTTTTGACAATCCGCACACCGGCGCTCCCGTTCAGGCAAGGAACGCCGTCGGCTCCTTTTTCCGTGTCGGCTCCACCACCATAGGTTATACTCCCGCTTCGCGTTGTTCCGGAATCGCTGCCCTCTTATCATACATCTTGTCCCCTTTCGCCTCGCTTCCCCCCTTGACTTTTGCCAGACAAAATGCTATGATACTTATGCCAGACAAAATAGGAGGTGATCATCCCCATGTCTGCCGCAAAGCTGGGCCGTCCCACAGACAACCCCCGTCCTCACAAAATCAGCATCCGTATCAATGACCGCAGCCAGCAGATTTTAGAAACCTACTGCCGGGAGCAGAACGTCACGAAAACGGAAGCCATTGAGCGCGGGATCACCCTGCTGGCGACCGCCAAACCGGTATAAAAATTCCCCATGCTGCTCTATCTTGCCGGACGGACAGCATGAGGAAAACGGCAAATATCCGCAGGGACTCGCCAAATTCATTATGGCGCGGTCCTTGTGAAAAGTCAAGTATTCTGTCAAAAAGCCCCTTGTCAGCGGCTGGTACAATAAAGATAGAATACAGGAAAGATCAAGGAGGAATCCCAAATGCCACCTGCCATCAACTTAACTGGTCAGCGTTTTGGACATCTTCGGGTTCTCAGACGCGCGGAAACTCGTTCATCTGAGTGCCTAAACTGGATTTGCGTGTGCGACTGTGGGAAGGAAACGGTTGTCCCCAGCGGGCATCTGCAATCAGGGCACACAAAGTCCTGTGGATGCCAGAAAAACGCGGTAAGCCCAACGAGGACGCACGGAGAATCAAAAACACGCCTGTATAACGTCTGGCTTCTCATGCGGAGAAGATGCTCCAACCCAAAAATCAAAGAATATGCGCGATACGGCGGCAGAGGCATCACAGTTTGTAAAGAATGGGCTGAGAGCTTTGAAGCGTTCCGAGATTGGGCGCTTGCCAACGGGTATGATGAAAATGCCGCCTATGGAGAATGTACCCTTGACCGTATTGACGTGAACGGCAACTACTGCCCGGAGAATTGCCGATGGGCCAATGAACGGGTTCAGGCAAATAACCGGCGTTCAAATCGCATATTTGAAATTAACGGGCAAAGAAGAACGTTAGCGGAATGGTGCCAGCTGACAGGTGCTTGCGAATCAACGGTTCGCCGCAGAATTGCCCGCGGGGTCAAAGAAGAAAATCTATTCAAGAAAGGATGGCTTTAAATGATTTCTTATTATTTTGATAGCGCAAGCACAGAAGCGGTTTCACCCGTTGCGTGGGAAGCCATGAAGCGCGCACCTTTTGGAAACCCGTCAAGTCTGCACAAAGAAGGTCAGCGGGCAAAAGATTCCTTGGAGCGCAGCCGTGCTCAAATTTTATCTTTATTGGGTGCTGGTGATAGCTATGACCTCTATTTTACAAGCGGGTCAACAGAAGCGTGTAATACCGCTATTCATTCCATGCAAAAGGCCGTTGGCGTTTCAGAAACCTATGCGTCGCCCATTGAACATCATGCGATATTGGAATGCGTTTCCGGCAGGGTTCTTCCGAATGATAAAATCGCAAGCACAAGAGCCTATGCGCAGATGCTTGCGAACAATGAGACTGGCGAGATTTACGATATTGCCTCCTTGCGGAAAAATTTTTCAGGGCTTCTCGCCTGCGATATAACAAGCGCCGTTGCGCACATTCCTATCAATCTTCTGGAACTTAATGTGGATTATGCTATGTTCAGCGGTCATAAATTTGGAACTCCAAAAGGAATAGGAGCGTTGATTGTAAAAAAGAATGCTCCTGTTTATCCCCTGATCCGCGGCGGCGGTCAGGAATGGGGAAAGCGCGGCGGCACCGAAAGCGTGGCCCTCGCCTGCGCTATGGCAGCGGCCCTCCATGAGCGGACAAACAAAATGCTCATCGGAATGAAGCAGATCGCCCTCTGCCGGGACCTTCTCATTACCAATCTGTTTAGGTTCGTCCCGGATACCTATGTCAACGGCCCCTATACCCCCGGTGACGTGGCTCTCCGACTCCCCGGCAACGCCAACCTCTCTTTCCTTGGCGTGGAATCTCAGGCCCTTGTCATGGCCCTGTCTGCGGAGGGCGTGTACGCTTCCTCCGGCTCCGCCTGTACCAGCGGAGAGGCTGACGGCAGCTATGTCCTCCGGGCCATGGGCTACCCCGCCAGCCGCGCCCGCTCCGCCGTCCGTTTCACCCTCCCCTATACCGTCACCGTGGATGATGTTTTGGGCGCCGTCCCGCTGATCGTCAGCGCCGTGGAAAAGCTCCGCCGCCTGACCCCTACCCCCTGATACCCGCCTGTTTAACTGGAAAGGACTGATTTTATGGGAAGAACCTCTGCGCAGGAACGCCGGGTCATGTCGGCCTTAGACTCATGGCTCCGCAACGTGCAGTCCAGCGGCGCGGCGGAGCGCACCGTCACCGCCTACGCCGCCGTCACAAACAGCTTTTATTCCTTCCTCGTGGAAAGCGGTCTTTCCACCGAGGAACCCACCTTCACCACCATGCAAGCCTACCGGGATCACCTCTTTGACCGGGGCCTGTCCCCTGTCTCCGTCCGGTATCATCTGGTGGTCCTCCGCTCCTTCTTCACTTACGCCAGCTCCCCCGAACTGGGCGAGGATCGCTTTTATGAGCAAAACCCCGTTTCCCTCTACCTGATGCCCTCCCTCCGCAAATTGGGAAAGCGCCCCTATGACGTGCTGCTCACCGATGAGCAGGTCTGCAAGCTATGGCGAGATTCCCCCGTCCGCACCACCCACCCGGAGAACTGGCCCCGGAATTACGCCATCGTGATCCTGCTGCTGACCACCGAACTGCGCAACGCCGAACTGCGGGCCTTGACCCCGGCGGACATCGACTTGGAGGAAGCCGCCCTCCGCGTGGAACACGGCAAGGGCGATAAATTCCGGGTGGTGGACCTGCCCGACATCGCCGTGGTGGCCCTCCGCCATTACCTCGCCAGCGGCATCCGCCCGGACGATCTCCCGGATACCGCCCCCCTGTTCGGCACCCTCCGTTCCGGCGAATGGAAGGCCGGCACAAAACAGTGGCTTTCGGAGCTGGTGGAGCGTCACGTCCGTTCCGTCACCGGCGTTCCTGACATCCGCAGCCACGATCTCCGCCACGTCGGCTCCCGTTTGGATCTCAATTCTGGTATGCCCGAAAACGAACTGCAAGCCAAATTGGGCCACGCCAGTCCCATCACCACCCAGCGTTATTCCGGGCGGCTCATGGACCGTTCCGGGCGGAAAAGCGCCAAGAAGGTCTTTGCCGAACGGGACTTGCAAGCCAAGCGCAGCGCCGACAAGTTCACCTCCTTTTCCGCCTGATCCCTCAACATTCACCCTGAAACCAAAACACACGTCCTTGCGTTCCGATCGCATGGGCGTGTGTTTTTATCGTGCGTTTTACGAAAGAAAGGACAATTCACTATGATTTACGGCTATATCCGCGTCTCCACCGACAAGCAGACCTTGGAAAATCAGCGTCATATCATCCTCAATTACTGTGAAATGAACGGGCTTCACATAGACGGCTGGATCGAGGAAACCCTCTCCGGCACCAAAGCCCCGGACAAACGAAAACTGGGCCAGCTGCTCCGCCATGTCCAGCCGGGAGACACCATCCTCTGTTCCGAGATTTCCCGCCTTGGTCGAAGCCTGTTTATGGTCATGTCCATCCTCTCCCTCTGCATGAGCAAGCGCGTCAGTGTCCACACCATCAAGGATGGTTTTGACCTCAGTGACGATCTCCAATCCAAGGTCCTCGCCTTCGCCTTTGCCCTTGCCGCCGAGATCGAGCGTCAGATGATCTCCCAGCGGACGCGGGAAGCACTGGACCTCCGCCGCAGTCAGGGCGTCACCCTTGGACGTCCCAAGGGCGCTTTGGGCAAGCACACGAAACTGTCCGACTATGAATCCATCATCCGCGTTCTCATCGAGCAGGACAATTCCTATGCGGAGCTGGCCCGCCTGTTCCATGTGGACCGTTCCACCATAAAGCGTTTCTGCGACGCGCGGGACATCAAACGCCCCTTTTCCCGCAACGCCGCCGGTTTCATTTCCAGCGTTGCGGGATAACCCTCTCTATTTCGCCCGGAAACGCCCTCAGATGCCTTCTGATGCTTCCCTATCACCGTATATACCCTGACCCGTCCTTGCCCTCCTACGCCCACCCCTGTCCCCGCCGTTGCCATTTATCGGCCGATAGTTTGGCCGGGAAGGAGCGTGGCTGATATGGCGTACACACCGACAGTCTGGAAGAACGGAGAATTTCCTCCGATTGACGCGGAGCATCTCAATAAGATCGAGCAGGGCATCGCCAACTCTGCCCCCGGCGGGTTTGGGTTGGGAGAAAATATGGGGAAAAAGATTGGATCGCTGGCCGAATTAGATGCAATTGACAAAAACGGAATCTACTTCTACTACAATCAAAACGAGTCAATTGGCGGTTATCCATATGGGCAAAATGGTGCTGTGCTTCATATCCGTGATGACCGCTGTCATACACAATTCTTTTTCCCAGGTGGTACAGATACACGCTACTGGATGCGCACACGTTACGAATTTTCAAAAACGTGGGGTGCATGGGAGTTTGTAAAAGTTCCAATGGAGTTGGGCGTGGAGTACCGGACTACCGAGCGGTATATGGGCAAGCCGGTATACACCAAAGTGGTGAACTGCGGGAACTTACCTGATGGCACAACAGCGGAAGTTGCCCATGGAATTGCGAATGTTGGTATTGTTGTAGGCGCACAGGCAATCGCGTCTAATGGAACCGGGGTCTTTAATGGATTAGTGTATCTACCGAGTATTTACAACGGATCTCTAACAGATCGGTGGACAGCCTATCTCGCTGGTGTAGATGCTCAAAACATCAGAATATTCTGCGGCGGCGGATTGGCTGGATGCCCTGTGTATGTAACGATGCGCTACACCAAGACAACAGACTGACCATGGACTATTGCGTGATATGCGGAGCCATTGTGCCGGAGGGACGGTGGGTTTGTCCTCAGTGTGAGAGACGGTGGCCGGAGTTCTAAAAAAAGCCGGAGGGAAATCCCCTCCGGCTTTTCAAAATGCGGGCCACGTTCGCTGACAGATCGGGCAGACTTGACGGCCTTCAGGGATAATGGCTCCGCAACAGATGCAGGTGTTTTCCATGGCGCTATAATCAATCGGGATCTCCGCAACCTGTTTTTTCATCAGTTTATTTTCCTCCATCAACTCTACATTGCTGGGATAGACAGCAGGTTCAGAATCGCCATCATGTTCAATTCAGATTACTCCTTATTGATCCGGGTTTTTCGTATAAAATACACTCACATACAGTGTTACGCCGCTTTTATTTTCGTTTGAATACAAATCAATGTGTAATACATTTGAGCTTTTGTATACAATGCCGTTCAAAATATGAGCAGGAGAATACATATGATTTGCAAAAGGGAAAGCGGAACCGTCACTCGACGTGCCAGACCATCTTACGATGGTATCTATGTTCTCAATCGCTTTAGTGGCATGAGCATTTGAATTATTAGGCCCATATCCACAATCAATGAGCTGCGCATACACCGGCTTGCCCATATACCGCTCGGTAGTCCGGTACTCCACGCCCAGCGCCATGGGAGGATTTAGATACTCCATTGGAGCCAAAAGAGTCTCTCCATTCGGCAAGGCGTCGCTATCGGAAATATAGCTTGGTTTCTGCATTGCAACGTTATCTCTGCCGGTTTGAATAAAACAAACGCCAACATCATGGGAAAAATTGATATTATAGTAAATATCAATCGCGTTTGTGTTATTATCAATATGAACTATACGAGCGTTTGTGATTTGCGGACTATAATAGCCCGTATCAATGCACTTCAATGAGGGAACCCAATCATCCAGTGTTACCAGAAATTTAAGAGAGGATGGCCCACCGCTCCCATAATTATGCTGCAACGTTAAAATGCCTCCACCAACCCCTACACACGTTGCAATGCGATACCATCCTTTTTTATCTAAGGTAAAAGCCTTACGAGTTCCATTTGCGGCGGTGATATTCTCCCTCGCCTGTTCCTGTTGTTTGGCGCTGAGCACCTGCGGCGTGACGCTGACGGCATCCGCGATCCCCTGTTCAATTTTATTCAGATGCTCGGCATCCAGCGCCGGGGCCTGACCGTTGACCCACACGGTTTTCTCGTAAGCCATTACGCCACCTCCAAACTATCGGCCGTTTTTCCGCAACAAATCTTCTTCATAAAAGTTCCTCCTTTTGATCCGGTGCCCTTTCGGGCTGCTTCACTGTTCAGGTAGGCCACCCCGTCACGGTGGCCGTTGGGAAATCCTGTACGGACACGGCGGAAATCTGCATGGGGCCGCTCCATGTTAGGGGCCTCGTGAACCCCTGCACCAGATGCCGCTCCACCGGAGATCCCGGCTTGTCGCTTCGTACGATGGAAATGAGTTCATTCTCGTTCAGGTGCATGATCTGACTGCACGAAACCGAGACGGACTTTTGCAGTGCCGCGGACCGTTTCAGTTTCCATACAGCCAAGTCCTCGCACTGTCTTTTCGTGGAATATCCCGCCGCCCGGTAGCGCACGGTTTTGCGTCCAATCCGACTTACATTCGTGCTGCTGGCCGGGTCGAGGTTCTGCGCTCGTGCCGCCACCTGCGGGCTGTTGTTCACCGCCTCGCCGATGACGATGAAATCGTTGTACACCTCCGTGTTCTTTTCCGTGTACTCCGTCCCCAGCAGCTCCGCCTCGCTTTGGGAGAACTGCCACGCCAGAGGCTTGTCGCTGTCCAGAATATCGTCCTGAGAGGGGTCGATCCGCAGTGCGCCGGAGGCATCGTATCCGATCCACGCCGCCAGCATTTCCGCAAGGCCCAGGCATACGTCCGCGTAGCTTCCGTTGTCGCTGTCCACCCGCAGGGTGTAGGGTGCGTCCGTCAGCTTGGCCGTAGAGCCATCGGGCAAGGTCTGCGTCTTGCCGTTATAATATTCCGTGAATACCGGCGGCACGTTGTCCACCGGTTCTCCGTTTCCCCGGTCCAGCTTTAAAAGGGCTGCAATGGGGTCAAAGACATTGGTTCCCGCTTTCACTTCATAGGTCCCTTCCAGATAGCCGAAAAGCGTCCCGTCCAAGTCCGACCATTTGTCCACCAGATCGTATTGGGCCGTCCGCTTGGCCGGTTCCAGTGTTTCCACCGGGTCCTTCACCAAAAAGACCCCCTGCTGAATGTAAAAATCCGTGCCGTCGCTGAGCACAAGGCCCTCATCCAGTGCAATCCGGTTTCCGAACCATACCCGGTTCACGTTGTAATCAAATTCGCCGTCCAGATTTGCCAGCGTCACCGAGGCCGTCCGCCGCTGCCCGTTGTTCAGATTCACGGACAGGCTCCCGTCTGCGATAAACGCCCCTGGGAAGCGCCCCGTGGGGTTGTTGTCCAGTGCGAAGGCCGTGGAGCCGTCCGGCTGTAAAAACCGCAGGCGGCACAGTTTGGTAAAAGGCCGGCGCAGCATCTTGCGGTAATCGTTCATCCGTTCCGCTTGGGTCATCTTTGCATCGCCTCCCTTTTATGCAAACAAAGCGTCGCTGGATGTGAGCAGGATTCGCGCCCCATCCGCGGAGCCGATCTCCACCCACGGCAGCGTCACCGTCTGCACCTGCTGTCGGCTGCCGTCCATGGTGCTCATGGAAATGGCCCCTCCTGCCCGGATCTGCCACAGGTCTCCCCGCCGGTCTTTCAGGAACAGGGTGTCCTGCGTGGTTGAGAGGGCGTACACGGCGTCCCGCACCTCGTTGGTATCCGTATACTCCCCGTTCGCCAGAACGCGCCCTATGGCCGCTGAAAGCGTCCCGGAGCGGTAATCGCTGGGGGAACTCTGTACCGTGGGATACCGGGTGAAGTTGCTCAGTACGCCGGGGCTGTTGTTGTTGCTGATCCCGCCGCTGGCCACATTCAGGCTGAACCGGAAGATCGCCGCCGGGTGGTAGGCGCCCTCTGTGTCCTTGGTGCATTGCAGAACCGTCCAGTCCCAGAAGATGGGCGTCACCGCGTCGGAGATCAGGGCGTTGGTTACGATGACGTCCGCGCCGTCCGTGTTTTTGCCGAGGCCGAACATATAGTAGCGGTATGTCTCCTGAGATACCGCCTTGCAGTCCCAGATAGCCCGTTCCGAAAGGGGCGTCTGCGCCACAGGTTCCAGCGTGGCATCTCCCTCGTGGTAGCGGTAGATGGCAAAGCCTGTCAGCGTCCCGGTAAAGGCCAGATTGCCCGCCTGCAAGCCGCCGCCGGCGAAATCCGTCTGAAACAGCGTGTTCCCGGAAAATGCCCCCGGTGTCCAGCCTTGAAAGCTCAGTATCTCGCCGAGCACGCCGTCAGAAAGGGCTTCCCCGTCTACCCACAGATAGTCGCAGGTCTGAACGCCGCCCAGCGTCAGCGATGTGATCGTTCTGCCCGTCAGGTCTGCCGTACCGGTAAAGACCCGCAGTTCCTCGTGCTCCTGAATGGGGAACAGCTTGACGGACGGGAACAGGGTGGTCAATGGATAAATGCCGCCCACCAGCGTGATCTGCCGCAGATAGACGTTCCCGTTTGCGATCGCCACCGTAAACCGGTCTGTCTCCCGCAGCCACGGAAGGGCCTGACTCCAAACCGTGCTGCCCCCCACCGTCAGTTTGCCGCCGCTCTTCCCCAGCGAAAGCACCGCCGAGGTCTCCCCCATGCCGATGGTCACAATGGGGTTGTCGCGGCTCACGTCCACCGTCCCGCTCCACACAAGGCTCCACGGCTGCGGGTAGTTCATAGCCTGTCCCGTCACCTCGTTCCATGTGACGCTGCCGCCGCTTCCGATGCTCAGCTTTCCCCCGGAGATCGCCGTACTGCCCGTCGCAGTTCCGGGGATGGAGTACAGCCCCGGCCAGCTTACCCGGATGCCGGACTGCTTGCAGTTGGGACACGCCACCACCGCGCCGTAGACCTCCGTGGTATCGTAGGCCACCCGGAAGCTCACCCAGCCGGTGTCCGCCTGAACGCCGTTTTCCGTCTGCACCTGACAGCGGACGGCGTAATCCGTGTTGGAAAACAGGCCATCATACTCCATCCGCAGTTCCGCCGTGCCGTAAATGCGCCCGCTGTCATAGAGGATTGCTTCGCTGTTCCCGGCCCGCAGCGTCCACCGCACCCAGTTCAGCGTGTCACCCTGCGCCTGAGAATAGGTGGCCGTAAATGCGTACTTCCGCACCGTCAGCGGCGAGGGGATGGCGGCCACGGTCAGCACCGGGGCCGTCCGGGTGAGAAAGACCGATGCGCTCCGCTGGATCACGCTCTCCGCGTCGGTCGCCCCCCACCACTGCCGGATCAGCAGCTTGTACTGTTGTCCGTTCTCCATATTCGCCCCGCTCAGTGCGCTGGCCGGGATGGTGTAGGTGAATAGCAAGGTGTTTCCTGCGTAGTCCGTCCCGTAGAAGGGGCACCCCGCCGTCAGTTTCCCGGTGGAATATACCTGCGTGGACGCCGCATCGTTTTTGCAGATCGTCAGGGAAAACGCGGTCATAGCGGAGTTGCCGTTCACCTGCCAGCTCACCGCCAGCGGCTTTGTAATATCCACCGTGCCGTTTCCCAGTTCCCCAAGGGACGATGGATAAATATTCGTTGGTTGGAATAATGCCATGCGCCCGCCTCCCTTAATGTTTGTAGAGACCCAAGTTTCCGGCCCCGTGGTTCAATGCCTGCATGATCTGCGCAACGGTCAGGCGGTTGGCCGCCTCTGCTCCGATCTGAACGCCGTTCACGCTGTAGCTGTCTCCGTAGTGGTCATAGCTGGTCCGGCTCATTACCGTCTTTCCCGGCATGGTGCCGCCCCGCTCCGCCGCGCCGTACAGCCACCCAAGCTCACTCATCCGCTTCTGGAAGGTGCTGTCCGCGCTGGGTTCCAGCATCTTTTCCGCCAGCAGCGGGGGGATCACGATCTCGTCCTGACTGGTGGCCTTGATGCCTCCCAGCCCACGCAGGATGCCGCCGGAATCGTACTTCTTGTACGGGTCCTTGCCGCCGTACTTATCGTTGATCTTGTTCTGCCGTTCCGCTTTCAGTTTGTCGATGGTGGACTGACTGGCTCCGTTCTTCTCCGCGTTCTTGATGGCCAGAGAGTAGTCCACGTTGCTGTCATAGCCCTTGCCGGAAGAACCGGAGGAATTGCTTTTGGAAGAAGAGGAACCGCCGCCGGAAGAACTGCTTCCGGAAGAACTGCCGCCGGATGGTTTACCGCCCTTGTTCGGGTCTACCCCGCCGTACATGGCGTTGATCTTGTTCTGCCGTTCCGTCTCTAACTGCTTGATTACGCCTTCCCCGGCTCCGGACTCCTTGGCCTGCTTGATGGCAAGGTTGTAATCCACGTTCTTGTCAAAGCCCGTGTAGTACATTTTGTTGCCGTCCGCGTCCACCTTGTCATACTTTCCGGAGAGGTCTGCCCGCGCCGCGCCCTGATGGACGTTGATGGCGGAAACCGCATAGCCGTACTTGTCATAGGTGATTACATACCCGTTTTTCTCAACGGTCTGCCCCGCCAGCTTTTCGTCCCGGCTGGTGTCCGGGCCGGTGTACTGGCCCTTTTCGCCCTTGCCGTAAATTCTGGTGTCCTTGAAGTTCAGGTTGGCGTCGCTGCCGTCCGCCAGCTTCCAGCCAGAGGACCCGGCGGGAATGAACCCTTCGTTCATCTCCGTCTGCGTCCAGCCGCCGCCCGGATTCTTCGTGTAGTCGAAATGGTAGCCGCCGGTCACGCCGGTCGCCCCGTTCACGCCGGGAACCTCTCCCGGCTGTCCGGGGAACTGTCCGCCGTTCACCGTGCCCGCGATATACTGGTTCAGCTTGCCCAGCAGGTTGTTGACCTCCTCCACCTGCTGCCGCATCTTGGGTGTGCCGTTTCTGGCAATATCGCTGAGAATGTCATCAATGGTCCGGGTGGGTTCCTGCAAACTGTCCGTGATCCGCTTCCACTCGGCCTTTAGGGTGTTGTAGGTTTCTTCAATCAGGGTTTTCTTGGCTTCCAGTTCGTCAATTTCCCGCTGAAGCGCCAGTTCCCGTTCATATTCTGCCAAGTCCTCCTTGGCCTTTTCATAGGCGTTCTGCGCGGACTTCACGGACGATGCGTTGGCTTCCCACTCCCACTGTCCGGTTGCGGCGTTGAATACCCGTACCGTCCGTTCCTTCTGGGCTTCCAGCAACGCGTTCTGCTTTTCCAGCACCGCCGCCTTCAGCTGTTCCAGTTTCAGGGCTTCGTCCTCGGCCTGCTTGGCGTCCTTCAGCGCGGCGATCTGCTTGTCGATGGCGTCAACCTGCTTGTCACGGGCATCCGCCGCCTCTTCCAGCTTTTTGTTAACGGCATCTTCCAGTTCGTCCCAAAGATCCTTTTGCAGTTCCTGAATCTGCTTGGTGATCTTCCAGTGCTCCGTGGACAGGGCGTTGATGTCCGCCTGACTGGCCCCGATCCGCCGCATATACTCCGCCTGTGCGTGGAGCGCCGCTTGGATCTGCCGCATTTTGTCAATCTGGTCCGCCGTGCTGTCCCCACGCTCCTGCATAAGGGAAAGCTCCGACTTCCGCAGGGATACGATGTCCTTCAGCCGTTCCAGCTCCGCGTCCTTAGTGGATTTTCCTGTGGACGATGTGGTGGAGGACGTATCCACTGTGGAGGTGGTATCCACCGTCCCGCTGTCCCGCCCGGTGTCCGTAAACATGGACTTGTAGATCCGGTTCAGAACGATGGCACGGGCTTCGTCATAGGTCTTGGCCTTTCCGGTCTGCAACAGGCCCTTGATGGTCCGCTCTACATCCTGCGTCTTGGCGGCACCGATCATGCCCACGGAATAGGCGGCCGCCCCGGCCTCGGTGGCCAGCTGCCGCAGCGCCCCGATCTGCTGACTCAGGTCCAGCTTTTTCTCGTTCAGAACGATCATCCGCTTCACCAGATCGTAAATCTGGTCCCCGGACTTCCCCGCCTGCCGCTGTACCTTCAAAAGCCCCGCCACATAGTCGCTCATGGGCTGTGTGGCCTTGTTGACCTGTGCCAGAAAAGCCTTCAGCACGTCATAGTCCGCCTGTTGGGCGTCCGTCAGTTTGCCGTTGGCCTTGATGGCTTCCTCGTAGGCTGCCACTTGCTGTTCCGCCGCTGTTTTCACGGCGTAGAAATCGTTGATCTGGTCCTGTTGGATGCTTCGCCCGGACTGAAGCTGGTCCGTGTACGCCTTGGCCTTGTCCGCCAGTGTCTCGTAGGTGATCCCAAGCCGTTCCAGGTCTGCCGTGGTGCTGATGGCCTGTCCCGTCACCAGCCGCAGCTGGGCAATCATTTCCTCCGTGGAGTTGAAGGACCGGCCCACAAATTCATCGTAGCCCTTCACGCTGCCCATGGACGTGATGGTGGTTCCACCGGCCCCGCCAACGGTCTGCGCCTTCTTCTCCGCGATTGCCGTCAGGTGCTTGATCTGCTGTTCCAGTTCGGCGTTTTCCGCTTCCAGCGCCTTCTTTTCCTCGATTAGCTCCGGCGTTAGATCATGCCATGGAATTGCATAGATTTCTTCCAGCCGCTTTTTGTTTTCCTCTAACTGGGTGTTGTCGGTCTCGATCTCCGTGTTCAGGGTGGACAGGCTTTTCCGGTAGTCCTCCGTCGCCTTCCACACGAGGCTGAACGCCCCTGCCGCCGCCGCGATTGCCAGCAGCCACGGGTTCATGGCGATCCCCGCCGCCGACAGCTTTGCAAATACCGCCGTTGCTCCCTTGGCCGCCGCTTTCAGTGCCAGCATTCCCAAAACCGCAGTCCCGGAAACCGCCGCGAAATGCCCAATGTCCGTGTTCAGGACTTCCACCGCGCCGATCAGCACGTCCAGTCCGCCCTTAACGGCGTCGGTGCTCACCATGCTCTGGATGAACTCCGTCCATTCGTTTTTCAGAATGTTGGTCTTGCGGGTCCAGCTGTCCAGTGCGTTTTCAACTTCCTTGTCCGCGCTGCCTACGGCGTTGGCGTAGTCTTTCAGCATGGACTGGTACATATCCCAGTTCTGGATCAGGGCCAGCAGTTGAGAAGTCCGCAGCTTGCCGCCGATGTCGCTGACCATTTCCATCAGCTTTTGTTCGGTCAGCAGCCCGTCCTTCATGCTCTGGGCAAGGCCCCCGATGGCCTCCATGGGGTCAATGACCTCGCCGGTGGCCTTGGCCGCTTCATACGCAGCCGGGGCGTACTGTCGGATTACGTCCTTCAACCCGGCGATCTCCCCGGTGGTCCACGTCACGCCCTCGTCGATCTCGGTTTTCGTGTCCCCCACGATGTTCAGCACCAGTGCCCGGAACGCACGGGCCGCTTCGCTGCCGCTCCGCTGGGTCACGGCGGTGATCGTACCGATGGCCGCCGTCAGCTCGTCAATGCCCACATGGGCCTGTGCCGCCACCGGGGCCACGGTCCCCAAGCCCTCCGCCAGCTTTTCAATGCTGGTGGCGTACTTGTTGTCGATCTCGTTGGCGCCGTCCAGCACCTTGGTCAATGCTTCAATGTTTCCCTTGTACTGATACGCCGCGTCCACGGACAGCAGGAATTGCTGTGCCGTTTCCGCGTTGGTGTCGCCCACCAGTTTTGTCTTGGTGGCCAGCTCCGCCAGCGCGTCCGCCTGTTCGCCGTAACCGGCACGGGCAAACGCCGCCACGGAGTTGAGGTATTCGTCCGCCGCCTCGCCGTAGGCCGATGCCGTCTCATAGGCCCGGTCCCGCAGCTTTTCCATCTGCTCCGCTGTAAAGCCAGTTACCTTGCGGACCGTCACCATCTCATCGTCCACGGCCTTCATGGTGGAAATGGCGTCCCGGAAGGCCCCAATGGTCTTGGAGACGATGGTGCCCATCACCTGCCATTGGAGCATTTTCAGGTAAACGTTGGTGAAGCTGTCCCCTAACAGCCCGTTTTTCTCGGTAGATTCTGCTACGCCCTCATTCAGGCGGTGGACTTCTCCGGTCGCTTGGTCAATAGCGATCTTGAAGTTTTGGGCAGTCCCGTCCGCGTTCTTGACGCTTGCTTGGAATGTCTGAAACGTTCCAGCGGAACCCTGCACGATGCCCGTGGCCTTTACCTGCGCGTTTTGCAGGCCGTCCAGCGTCTTGATATACTCCTTGGCGCTTTCAGCGTTTCCGCTAAACAGTCCTTGGCTCTGCCCGTACTTGGCTTGAATATTGCTCCACGCCCGCTCAAACGCACCGGCACTGTCTGCAGCACTCTTGGCGGCATTCCCGATACCCACCATGCCCTCAATCTGCCGCTGGATCGATGTGGGATTATAAGGGGTGTTTTGCGCTGCTCTGGTCTGCTGCTGTAAATAGGCGTTGGCCTGCCGGGTGGCTTTCAGTTCTGCGGCAGCGGCTTTCTCCGCCGCTTGGGCCTGCTGTCGGTAGTTCCGGGTCACGGTCTGCTGGGTCACAGCAAGATCCCCCGTCTCCCTGTTCAGCGTCGCCACCACGCGGGTGGTCTCTCCCAGCCGTGCGGAGAAATCCCGCACCTGCCGCGTGGCCTGCCCGTTTGCGTCAAAGGTGGTGGAGACCTTCTGTAAATTCCCCGCCAGCTTCCCGGCGGCATTGGCCGCGCCGTTTAGCCCCTGCGCCGTGCCGTTCAGATTTACCTTCGTGGAGGAAACCGACGCTACCTCCTGCTTCAGCTTTGCGATCTCCGCCCGGACCTCTGTAAAATCGGGTACACCCTTAAAGATAATTTTTGCCATGCTTCACCGCCCTGCCTTTACTTCAATATCCTTCGTCACCCTCTCGGCCCGTGTAGCCGTTGGCTTCGATCTGTAATTCTGCGTCCTGTTGGTTCATGGCCCGTACCAGCGTTTCCTCCGCCCGTCCGCCTTCTACCAGCTCCGTGACAAAATTTTCAAAAAACGGTCTGGCCGGTGGCCTCCGGGTCCAGTCATAGGGCGGGTCCAGATGTTCAATGCGCCCGATCAGTGCGTCTCCGTTCAGCGGGTTTTCCACCTGTTCGCTCTCGCCGCTGGGCTGGTAGTCCATGGAAACGCTGTCCTCTGTCACCGCAAATTCCGTGTTGCCGTCGATGTCGGCCAAGCCGCCGTATTCTCCCCGCCGGATATATTCCTTTGGGTCGAATTTTTCGTATACGTCGCCCTGCACGTGCTCAAAAAGGCATTGTGACAGATCCTCCCGCAGCGTGGGCATGGCCCCCGCCAGCGCCGCCTTGAACCGCTGTTCCAGTGCCGCCACGTCCTCGTCCAGCCCTGTGATCCTGGCAGATGCGCTCCCGCTCATATCCCCGCTCCTTTCCATCATTTTCGTGACCTCACGAAAATGATCCCAAGCATACGCCAAAGCATGAGATCCTCATGCTCTCCCGTCTGCCGGGGAACAAAAAGCGGAGCCGACCGCCGGGTTTCCCCGGCAGTCAGCCCCGCTCGGCTCATCCTATCCAACGCTTAGGATAAGGCGTTTTTGGTGTGTCCCTTATTCGGCGGTGACTTCCAGAACCGCCTGCGCGGTGTACTTGGCGGCTCCCTCGGCGGGATACTGGATGGCGATGCTCCCGGTGCCCTGAGTGCTCCCGGCGGTCACAATGCCGTCCGTGGAGACCGTGGTCCCGGTAGCAGTCCCGGCGGTCACGGTGTACTTCAGCAGGCTTGCGGGAGAGGGCGTCACCAGTTCGCCGTTTTTCATGACCAACTTGGCATTCACGGGGGCAGTGCCACTGGCAGCCACGCTCACCACGCCGCCGATCACGGCGATCCCGGCCACCTCGTCGCTTTCCTCGTCGGGCACCAGCACCATGTAGGCCACGGTGCCCATGCCGCCGCAGGCGTCGCACTCGGCAGAGATCACCTCGGCGTCCTCGTTGATGGCGCGGCCGGTGATGGTGGTGGTATCGTAGTTGGACTGGTCGCCGGTGGTGTTGGCCCCTTCGGGGTTCAGATACAGGCGGGGCACGATCAGATAAGCCCAGCCCCAACGGGTTCCCTTGTTCTTGCCGGACACGTTCTGATATACGGCGATCTGCGCGGTAAAGTGGGCGATGCGGCCATTGAACGCCCCGTTCACCACGCCCACCTGCGCGGCGGGCTTCTTGGCGAAGTACCACACCTTGTAGCTCTTGCCGCTCTCCGCGGTAAAGCCGGTAATGGCGCCGGTGGCGGGGTCAATGGGATAGGGGACGCCGCCCACAGAGTAGGAGGACGCAGCACCCACCTCCTGCACGTAGCAGAAAATGTTGGAATAGCCGTACTGGGCCACCGGCACCAGCTTGCTCACGTCGGCCTTCAGAGAAGTGCCCGTGGCCTCCACCGTCTGGCAGACAGGGGAAACGGCGTTGTAGTTCACGGCGCCGCCCACAGCCATCATCTTGCTCATCAGGTCGAAGTCCGCACGGGTGAAGCTCACCTGCGTGTCGCTGTCGCTGGCAATGATGGTGGCAATGCCGTTGCCCAGACCTGCCCGCAGGGGGTCGGTGTTGGCGGAGAAATTGATGTTGCCGGTGGAAAACTTGTCGCTTTGGCTCAGGATCTCACCGGTGGAGGGGTCCTGAAGCTGTGCGGAGCAAATGCCCTTGGCGTACAGTCTCTTGTCGGTAAAAGTGATCATGTCTGTTCACACTCCTTTTAATGTTCCGTATTGTTGGTAAATTGACTCAGCGGGGTCACGGCCCCCGCGTCCTCCCGCTCCCGGTCATAGAAAAGGTGGGGTACAGGGTTCCCGCCCTTCCACTTCACGCCGTTGCCCTCCGAAATGCCGCAGATCAGATAATCCGCCGCCCGCTGGATGGCTTCCTGACGCCGTTTCAGCTTTAAGATAGGCCATTCGTCCATCTCTGTTTCCTCACAGCCCGTAAACAGGGCGATGGAGGAAAGCAGACCGGCCGGGTCCCGTCGCAGCTTCGGCCCGTTTCTCCGGGCCAGCTCCGCCTCCGCCTCCAACAGGTCCGGGTTGGCGTCCTCATCCGTCAGCTCAATGCCGTTCTGATAAGCCAGAATAGCCCTGAGCCTCTGGAATTGTACCGGGGTAATGGTGATTTCTTCCTCACCGTTCCATGTAAAGCATATCCCCTTTAAATCCATTGTGTTTTCAGGTGAAAGTTTCACGTGAAACAGGCGGATGCGGTCCGAAAGGCTCCGGCCCTCCCCCAGCCGCAGCGCCAGCGCCAAAAACGCCAGTGCCCGGTTGAAAAGGCCCACCGGTTCCTCCCCCCGCTCCATACTTTCCAGATCCATGACCCAATAGGCTGTCAGCAGAGGCATGACCGCATAGCGCACAGGGAGCGCCTGCTGGATCACGTCAATGGCGGGTCTCGCCCGCTCAAATTCCTCCTGCTCACATACCCGGATGGGCCATAGGGTCAGTCCGGCGGTTTCTACGGGTTCGTAGCGGTCCGCCGCCCGCTTGATATTCCGTGAGAGTTCCATTCTTTTAATTCATCCTCTCCAATATCTGAAATCAAATGGTAATGCCCGCGCTGGCAAACAGCGCCGCAATACAGGCCCCGGCGATCAGCCAGATCACCTTGTCCACGAGACTGTCCCACCGTTTGGCGGACTTCCCTTCCATCTCCGTCATCTTTTCATCGATCCGGCTTACCTTGGTCCCCATTTCTTCCTGCTTGGTCGCCATTACCTCTACGCTGGCAGTCAGCTTGATCAGCGCCTGCTGATCCCGCTCCACCTCTTCCATGCGGTGTTTCAGGGACTTGATCTCGTGCTCATGCCCCTCTATCTTTACGGCTGCTTCTTCCATGGTCATGGTGGCTGTCCTCCCGTTGTGAATTTAGTAGTCCTCAATGGTATCCCCCATGGCGGCTTCGCTTTCCGCCCAATGTATGCTCATTTTCAGTTCCCGGCCCACCACCGTGCCCGTCTGGTCATACACCGGTCGGCTTCCGTTGTCCGCGTGTGCGGCACGGGAGAAATCGCACACGCCGATCCCCGCCAGATTCACCCCGTTCAGCGCTTCGATGATGCACTGCTCCATATCGTAGGAGCGGGCGTATGCCTCCGTTTTGGTGGTAGTCTCTTGGTTCACGTTGCAGGAGATCACAAACGTGATCCCGATCCGCGCGTCAAAGGGCGTCTGTGCAAAAATGCGGCCCAAGTAGCATTTGATGGTGCTTTTCGCCTCCGTCTGGGCTTCTCCCCAGAACTTCTGTGCGTAAAGGCGATACCCTTTCGGGTGCTTGCGGCGCTGGGCGTTGCTGTCTACCACAGGCTCATTTCCGTCAAAAAGAAGGCTCTGCTTCTCCTTGGCCGTGGGAAGCCGCTCTCCCAGCGGCTTTGCCCCGTCATGCCATAGATATTTCATCAGCCGGACACGGGGGCGGGTGTTGTCATCCACCGGCTCGTAGCCGTCCGGCAGCGGCAGATCCATCAGATAGGTCAACAGCTTGTGGGGGATCTCCTCCGCCCCACGGAAGGTCAGAAACCCGCTTTGGACTCTCTCAAATGGATAGGTGGGGCTGTGGAAGGCCGGGTTCATTGTGCGCCGCCCTTCCGCTGCTGAAAGGCCGCATCAAAGGCGCTTCGGGCCTCCTTCAGATCGTCCAGCGTCTTTTGCACCGCCTCCGGCGTCATGCTCTGCACCGCAAGGTCCTGAAACCGGCTCACGGGATCGTTCATGGCTTGCAGCATCCCGTAAATCTCCGTTTTCAGCATCTTTTCCAGATCACGGTAATCCGCCAACAGGTCAAAGGCTTTGTCCCGGAGGTTCGGCCCTTTCCCTTTCATGCGGTCGATCTGGTTGAAGATGTGGCCTCCGGCCCACCGGTCATACTCGTCGGCGGACATGAGATAGGTTTCTCCCTCCACCGGCTCAAAGTCCTCTCCCAGATACAGCTTTACAAAGCCGCCCATGAGATACCGGCTCCGCCGCTCCACGTTCTCCTTGAAGTAGGGGAGTACCTGTCCTCCCTCCACCCGGACTTCCATCCGGTCAAAGCACCGTCCGGCGCACTCCGCCGCAAACGCCGCCTTTTCCATCAGGGGTACATAGTCTCTGGCTGCCAGCAGCTCTTCCTCCGTCAGTTTTTTCCATTCCATATACGTCATTCCTTTCAGATTTTTTGGAATTTCTCACGGTTGCTTCCTCGCAGGGGACACAAGGCCGCCTGCGGTGTGTTTTCCCATTGCCCGGTCACGCCGCACAAATGCTGGTGCCCGCAGATGGGGAATTTCTGCCCCGGCTGCATCTCGCACAGCAAGCTCACCGTTCCGGGCCGCTTGTAAGCGTATGGACACTTCTCTGCCATCTCACAAGCCCTCCAATTCGATCTCCGCGCTGACGCTCTCGCCCTCGCACTTGGCCGTTACCGTCAGCGGTTTCTGGCTGTTTCCCCAGCACCTGACTGTCAACCGGTTTCCATTGACACTCACGCTGTAAGAGCCCTCTGCGGCTCCCTCATAGGCCCACTCCACCGCCGTGTCCTGTCGAACGCCGCCAATAAACAGCGCCGCCTCCAAGGTCTCCACATCGTAGGGGGCCATGTACTTGGGAACCTCATTCAAAAACCGTACCGCCGGTGTTTTTGCCGCCGATGCCTCCACCGTCACGGCGAAGGTCCCGCCGTAAGTCCGGTTCTGGTCCAGCACCGCCGTGATTTGGCAGGTGCCCTCGCTTACCGCTGTTACCACGCCTTTGCTGTCCACCGTGGCCACGTTGGTGTCGCTGGAACACCATACATAACCGATGGGGTGTTCCTCCGTGTTCTCCACCTCGGCCCCGTTCCGCCGGGAAGCAGCGGTGAATTGGAAGGCATCCCCCGCCGTCATGCGGGGCGCCCCGGTGACGAATACCGCCCAGGAGAAGTTCTTCCCCCCTGCCACCTTCGCTTCCAGATCGTCGATCTCGTGGTTCGGCTCCTGCATTCTGGCGTTGAAATACAGCAGGTGTGTGCTCTCATCGTCCCCGGTAAACTCCTGCGTCACGTCGGAGTAGCCCGTGATCTGATAGGCCCGCCGCCCTAAGATCAGGCGGCTGTTCTGGTCTAACTGCTCCGTGTTGGCGTTCCGCTGGCAGATGATGTTGAAATATCCCTGCATGATGAGGGTCATTTCCTGAAAATCGTTGGCTGTGGCCTGCGCCAAGGACTTTTCCACAAGGATCGGTTCTTCTCGGATGTTCCCGTACCAGTCCAGAAACCGCCATACGGCGTTGCACCGCCGCATGATGCCGTTCCCCGTGGCGCTGGATAGATTAGAAGGGTTCGTTACCAGCCAGTAGGACCCCATGGTCTCCACCTTGGCCCCCTCCGGGATGTAATCCACTCCGGCGTCCGCCACCAGAAATGCCTTCTGATCATCGGTTTTCCGGGTAAGGCTGACGCCTTGCTTGGTGGTGTCGGAGAGTCGAATGCGTTTTGTGCTCCACCGGTAGAAGTCTCCGGGAACCAGGCCCTGCATCCGGGCCGTCACAAAGTCCGTGGCGTAAGGAGCCATTTCCTCCACAAACCGGGCCGTGGCATCCGCAAAATACTGCCGATTCCGGTCTCGGTATTGGACCGGAGCGTTGGTCGCCCTGCCGTTCCCGCCGCTCAAAAGGCCGATGTTTTTCATGCCGTGCTTAGCGTCCGCCATGTGGCTCCCTCCTTTCAGATCAGCTTCATCTGCCGTGCCGACCGGTGGAACGCCGTTGCGTACAGGCAGTCCTGCTCATACTTCCGCAATTCCTGATTCAACAGCCCCCGGTTTTGCAGTTTCTTCTTGCTGCCCTTTTCCATGTACTGCGGCTCGTTAGGTGGGTTAAAGCTCCGGTCATGATCCTTGGGCGCGTCGCTGAGCCAGTTGCGGAAAAACCTCTCGTCCCATACGGAGGCTACGCACAATCCCAACAGCCGTTTCTGCTCCGCCGTCAGGTCATGGGCAAAGGCCCCGTCGGTGTAAAAGTCCATCTCGTACCGCAGTCCCGCATCCAGCTGTAACGGGAAGGTCACGATCCCGGTCTCCGGGTCATACACCGCCTCTCCATACGGTACTAAGAGTACGGACCCGTCCGGCTGCTCCGCCCGCTGTGCGCAGGAGAATAATTCGTAGCCGGTCATCCCCGTCTCTACCTTCGTCTCTTTCGCAATGCTCTCCAAGGTGGAGACCCATGCGCTGTCCCCGTAGGCGGGTTCCGTCAGTCCCTCCTTCAGGTAATCCACCATCTCAGGGGGGCGGTTGAATACCGGGATCGCATTTTTCATGTACAGGCTCATCCGCCGGAGGAACCGCGCAGGGCTTTCCGCCGCCTGATCCGTCAGTCTCACGTCATCAATAAAAACCATGGCATGGTCCGAAATGATCTCGCTCCAACTCGTTCCCATAGCCGCCCCTCCTTTTTGGCCTGTTTTATATGTTTTCCGTCCCGCCCTGTTTTTTCGGAACGGTCATGTTCTGTTTTAATATTGCCCCATGCCGCCGCATTCCCAGTGGCATGGGGCTTTTCGCTCGGTTTCTCTCAGCCGGTCCAGTCGGCCTTTAATCAAGGTTGAAAACCTTTTGCAAACGTCCAGTGAAGTCCCCCAGCACTTTGCGCATTTCGGTATTTTGTGCAGCAAGAATGAATACACCCTCGATTGATGCCCGTTTCTCGTTCCGCTGCTCCGCACGAACAATAAACTTTTCCTGTTTCAACGCAAACCACGGGACGGCCTCTTGATCTGCTGAATTTTTCCGCACGTCTCCCATAATTCTTGTTGTATTTTGCTGTGCACCATTCAAGGTTGTCCGCGTGGTTGTTCCCCCGGTTTTCATCAATGTGATTGATTTCCGGGTACCGATTGGGATTCGGCAAATATGCCATAGCCACAAGTCGATGTACGTAATACTTTTTTGGCCTGCCATCAATGCACACGCACACATGTTTGTATCCGTGGCCGTTATCCATTTGCTTTAAAGTTTTGTTGCTTTTTAGACTAAAAACCTCTCCGCTTTTGCTTACCGCATAATCGCCGTTCAAGATGCGTTTTAGCCCGTCCAATCGGCTTTCACCTCTCTTGTGTCGATGTGCGTAAAGCCCTTTTTCGCGTACACGCCCACGCCGCCCCAATCGGGCATCAGCTGTCGGGCGTAGGCCGCCACCTGCGCCGGGGTCTTTCCCCGTACCACAATGTCAGCCGCCGTGCCGTAGCAGTGCTGGCTGTCCGTCACGCCACCCACTTTGGCGTTGTACTGTGGCGTCCTGTATCCGCTGTTGATCACCACAGCGGAGCCGAAATGTGTGCGGATAGATTCCAACACCATCACCAGCCGGGGTGCCACTAAAACGGCGTCAGACCCATCCCCGCAGGCGAACTCCCTGACCTTAAAGTGGGCGGAAAGACGCTTGTTCCCGTCCTTGGCCTTGGAGTATCCGTTGACCTCTACCATGGGTTTTCCTCCTTCCGGTTCCGGATCTCTGTTCCAAAAGCAGATGTAGTTCTGCACCCGGCGGCTGGAATAGATGTACTGATTCCCCGCCTGTGACAGTTGGGTGGACCCGCCGCCGTCCAGCATCAGCGCATAGTCGATGCCGGGAATGGCCCCCAGTGTGGCTTGCAGTTGGGCGGGAGTCTGGTTTCGCACTCCCTCCTTCATGGCGTAGACCCAAATACTGCCGTCCTTCAGCCCGTAAATGGCGGTCCGTCCGGCGGCCCGCTTCACGTCCGGCGTCATATCCGGCAGTGCCAGCCTCTTCCCCTCGTTGATCAGGAATACGCAGGAAATGAAGTTGTCATACTTCGCCATGTCCCCGGAGACAGCCACCGTAAAGCGGCTGTCCCCGTTGTTCCATGCAAGACCCCGATAGGCGTAGCGATCGTTGGAAAGCACCTTCCCATTCGCCTTCACGTCGCAGGTCGGCACCCACTTGGCGGCATTGAAAAGGGTCCCGTTGATCACCACGTCCGCCCCCGTCAGCTTTCGGACCTGTGACGCCGTTTTCTTGCTGTTCTTCGGCGTTACAAATACCCGGATCTTTCCCGGCGTCACACGCACATTCATCTGTCCAGATTCTTCCGGCTGTAGCAGTAACCCAGACTGTCATAGCTCAGCTCCCAGTGACCCACGGTAATGGTGGTGTCGGCGCGGCTCTCGTCCCGCTCCATCACGGGGATGGCAGAACCGTATTTGCCGCCGCCGGGAGCCTTGTTGGAGTAGCGGACGGGCTTGCCGTCGCTGGCAATCTCATACAGGCCGTTCTTCCGGTCATCCTCTGCGGGGATAAAGCCATTGGCCATCTCCGCCTCAGTCCAGCCCTCCACAGGTGCGCCGTCGGCATCCAGATGGAAGGTGGCGCCAGCCGCCTTCAGCTCGGCGTTGATCTCTGCAATGGTCTTTCCGTTCTTCTTGCCCTCAGTGATGATCTCTGCATATTTCTTTTCCATGATTTGTTCTCCTTTCAAATCAAAAAAATGGTTCTTGCTTCTATCTCTGCCCCCTCGTCCCCGCCCCCCTACAAAGGAGGGGTCTCCAAAGGGAGAGGCCCGCAGCCCCTTCCCCTGGGGGGTTGGTTTCCAAAGGCGGGGGCCGCAGCCCCCGGCCTTTGTGCCAGAGGGGGTATGGGGGACGGTGGCGTCCCCCATGTTTCTGGGGGGGGTTTAAGGGGGAGGGATCTTTGCGCCAAAGATTCCTTCCCCTTGCCCTGACATGGGAATGTCCCCCTGCGGGGAGCGCAATTTTAATTACTCATCTGTTTCGCGATCTGATTCACGCCGGTGCTGGCCAGACCGCTTACAATGCCCACTGCCACGGCGGTGAGATAGTCCGTTGCGGGGAAGTCTGCCATAATCAGCATCCCCACCACGCCCAGAACGCCGCCGGATACGCCCACAATAATGGGAATCCACTTGTTCTCAATGGCGGTGGCCTTCACAGCCATGCCGATCAGGTAGCAGATCACCGTAATGACCGCCACGCTGGCAATGCCAAATCCGGAAATATCCATGTCTAATTCCTCCTTTTGCCTTTAGTCCTCTTCCGCTGCCTCCGCACTGTTCAGCGCGTCCAGCACCGGGCGGAACATTCCCTTCCGCCGGGGGTCCTCCTTGGGTTCTTCGGCATACCGGGCCTTGTTCTTCGCGTTCAGCTTCTTCAGCAGCTCCCGGCTGTCAGCGCTGACCTCGCCCCGCTCCCATGCGTCATAGTAAGCCTTGGCCACCATCTCCTGATGCTCCGTGCAGAGATCGTCGAAGATGTCCAGCAGCTTGTCCCCCATGGTCACGGCGCAGCGGAAGGCCGTCTCGTCCAGCACCTCGCCCTTGCGGTACGCGCAGTGATACACCGCCCGTTCCGCATCGGTCATCCCGGAGAGCACCACCAGCCACCGCCGCTCAATGAGCCGTCTTGCCGTCTCATCATAGAAGCGGCTCCACTCGCTCTTGGGCACCATCACGGTGCCGTTCTTTCCGGTCACGGTGCCGTACATCCCATTGGGGCCGAATACAGCCAAATTATCGTCCGCCACCGGGGCGCACCAGCGGAGCGTCACCTTTTCCGTGTCCGCCATCACCTGAACCACTTGGGGCTTAACCTCCGCCATGGCCTTTGCAACGGCCTCCGCCGCCGCCTGTTTGACGATCTCCGCTACCTCATCGGCCGTATACAGCTTTTCGGGTTCCTTCTCCGCCGCAGGCGCTTTCTGCTCTGCCACGGGCGCAGCCTTTGCCTGTTCCCGCAAGGGCTGGGCGGCTGCTTCCAGCTCCTGCGCTTCGATCCCCGCCGCCACATCGGCGGCCGTCCGTTTCTCTTTTGCCATCTTTGTCCGCTCCTTTCAGATAAAAGATGCTGGTTCGTTTCTTGCGCTACGCCCTCATGCGGGCCTCGCGCCATATCTGCGGGAGAGAGGGGTTCCTCCCTCCCGCTTTGGGTCTTACGCGTTGATGACGGCCATGCGGGACGCCAGCACCGGCACACAGTCGATGGACATAGAAACCACTACGTCGATGCTCATGTCTGCGGTCTGGTCGGGGGTCAGCTCCAACTGAATGGGAGTGCCCTCCTCCATGCCGATGTAGACGGGCTTGTAGCCGCCCACGGCGGTCAGCCAAATCTTGTCGGCAGGCACAATGTCGGTCACGCTGGTATTCTGGGTCCCCGGCACAATGGCGGTGTCGATGGGCATCAGGTTCATGCCCATGTACTCGCCCAGGAAGCCGTACCGCGCCCAATCCACGCCCAGCATGGTGGACAGAGCGGCATCCAGATTCACGGTGGAGGCGTTCACCACACCGCTGGGCAGCGCCTTGGTCAGGGCGGAGGGACGGCCAATGGCCATCACGTTCCGGTAGCGGGTCCCGTTCACCACGCTCACCCGCTCACCGGCAGTGACCCAGTTGGCGGAGGTGTTGGTGAAGGTCATGTTGGCGGGCACATAGGCGGTGTTGCCCGTCATCTTGGTCAGGGTGCTGATCCACAGAGCGGTGATCTTGGAGTACATGCCGGCGGCCAGAGCGTTGAAGAACCGGCCCATGTCGGCATCGTTGCCCACCAGCTGATACCACTTCATGCTCACCCGTGCGGTGCGCAGACGGGGGTTCAGGGTCACGCTCTTGTTGTAGAGGGTGTTGGCGGGCTTGGAACGGGAGGCACCCCAGCTGTCATCCTCAAAGAGGAAGATGTCATTGGACATGATGTCCAGTTCCTTGGTCTGGCCGATTGGCACGGTGGTCATCTCAGCCAGCCAGCCCAGCCCGGAACTCATGACGGTGGGCAGCATGGGGGTCACGATCTCGGTGACGATACCGGCCAGAGTCTTGAGGTACAGGCTGTCGCTCATGAACTTGCGCTGGTTGCGGCGGAACTCGTCCAGATCAGCGGGGGGAATCTCCCCGCTCAGGGCGCACACCCGCTTGGCGCAGAAAAGCAGCAGGTTCTTCTGAAGGTTACGGTTGGTCACGCTGTAGCTGTTCTGCCCTTCGCCGTCCGCCAGCATGGCGGTGAAATCGTCGGGCTGCTTGGTCATGACCCGCAGGGCGCGCTCATCCCGGCCCAGACGCTCACGCATCAGCAGACGGCCGCAGGTCACGATGTCGGCCCGCTCACGTTCCGCGTTGCTGAACTCCTTGGCTGCGCTGTCATATACAGCGGGATTGATACTGTTCAGTTTGATTGCCATTGTTGTCACTCTCCTCTCGTTTCTCAGCCCGCTGCCGCATCAACCTTGCAGGCCAGCACGTCCACGAACTCAAATGCGCTCTGTGCGCCCTCGGTAAAGGTGCCGCCGGTGGGCAGAACCTTGAAATACGGAGTCCCCACGTCGGTGGGAGCGGCGGTGGCGGGCACCAGCAGACCGTTGGCAATGGTCAGGAACTTGTTGGCCCCCAGAGTGGTGGACAGGTTGCCGATGCCGAACCGGTAAATCTTGTTCCCGTCGAACACGATCTTGGTGAAAGTGACGGGATAGCCCTTGGGCGCGGGCAGGCCCAGGGTGTTGGCGCCGACCTTGTAGATGTTGCCGGTGGCGGGGTCTTGAACCATGTTCACGTCATAGGGATTGCAGGCGAAAATGCCGTCGCCCTCGCTCTTCACGGCGGCTCCGGTGGCCTTCATGTTCCAGCTGTTGCTGTTCTTGATGGTCACAGTGGATCCAGTGGGGCCGACACCCACATAGCCCTCGCAGTCCATCAGCTCATCTTTCACGCACAGGAAACCGGCGGAGCAGGTTTCGTCTGCCTTATCGCCGTTCTGGAACTTGCCGGTGATGTTCAGCGTCTCGTCGAACACCCGGTTTGTCACTCTGGGCCAAAATGCGGTCTTTTCAATGTATGCCATTGTGATTCACTCTCCTCTCGTATCTCAGCCGTTCATGCGGGCAAGCATTTCCTCAATGCCGCCGCCCTCACCGCTGTTGGTCTTGGGGTTGTTCCATGCGAAGGAATGCTGCTTGGCGGCCATTTCCTTCTTGCGCTTTTCGGTCTGCGCCTTGCCGTGTGCGGCCATCAGGTCCAGCACGGCGCGGTCTGCGCCGCAGAACTTCCCGTCAGTCTCCATGGCTGCGAACTCCTCTGCCCGGTCACACAGGCCCTTGGCAGTCTCGGTCATGTCGGCGTCGCCTTCCACGGCGCAGGCCCGGATGTCCTCCAAGGCCCCGTTCACGGCTTCCTTCACGGCCTCCACCCGGCGCTCATGCTCGGCGGCCTCCATGGTGCGGATCTTTTCCTCCGCTGCTTCCAGACGTGCCTGCAGTGCCTTCACGTCCTCCGCCTGCTGCCCCTTTGCGGCACAGGCATAGTCCACGATGTCGCTCACCTCTGCCATGGCGTTCACGCCCTCGCCAAAGGGGAAGGCTGCCGTGAGGTAAGCGGGCTTGATGCGGCTCTCCACCACGGCGCCGTTATCCTCCGCGTTAAAGGCGTAGGTATAAGCGCTGCCGGCAGAGTCCACGAGGCCAACGTGCATCCCGTCCTCGCTCAGAGCGACCACGCGGTAGCCCGAGAATTTCTCGGACATGGCCTCCATTGCCTTCTTGCTCATGATGTTCACTCCTTTTCTCTTGTTCGTTTCGTTGCTTCCCTTTCCGGGGTCCAGAGACGCCGCCCGCAGTTTTAATGTCTTAAACTCTTCCTGCATGGCACTCAGCGCCTTGATCCGCGCCCCCGGAATTGCCGGCGGCACATCGTCTCCCAACACGGTTACGCCAAGACCTGCCCAATCCGTAATGACCTCGGTCTTGCCCTCCATGTAGGATTTTTTCGTATCGGTCTCAGCGGAAACATCCATGCGCCCTGTCCGCACGATTTTTTCCACCAATTCCGGTGCGTAAAACTGGAATAACCGGCCCTTTGCCCTGATCCACTCGTTCCCGTCCTCTTCCACAATGGAAAAGTCCTTGGGATCGTCGGATAGGGTCCCTACAATGCGCTCCGCCGTTCCGTCCATGAACGTGTAGCCCTTCTCGCCGGTGTAGGGATCCCACACTTCTCTCATGTTGTGTCCGTCCCCCACCTTGCGGCCCACATAGGCACACAGAATGGGCTGGCCCACAAACGTCAGGTAGTGCTCCCGCATATTGCGGAAATTCCAATGATTCTCATTCAGCCCGGAGCGCATGACCCACAGCTCCACGCCGAACTCGTATTCACTGAGCCGCTGCATGACCCGCAGCTCGCCGGACATTTTTACGTGCTCCGGCGGGGTTCCTCTCGTCCGAAACGGCATGGTCACGTCTCCTCTCCGTCAAACAGCTTTTCCACCCAGTTGTCATAGCTGGTGGCGCTGCCGTCGGTCTTGTCATACATCTGCCATGCGTAGAGCATGGTCTCGTAGCTTTTGCTGTTCTCCATCTGAAGGTTTTCAAATTCCCTTGCCAGCGGATACAGCCCCACTTCTTCGCTGGCGGCTACGCAGTCCCGCAAGGCGCCCTCAATGTCCTCCAACAGCCGGATCACCTCTCTGAAAACGCCGTCCATGTCCTCCGGTCGCTCCCGGTATTCCGGGGTCTCCGGGTATTCCTGCATCAGGTGCCGCTGGTGGAGAATGTCTCCGATCACGTCAAACCGCTTGGGCTGTTCGTGGGCCAGACGGTGAATGGCGTCCGCCGTGTGTACCAGTCCAAACTCCACCAGAACCCACTCCTTCAGCGTGTCCAGACCCCGTGCGGCGTTCTGGTATGCCGCTGTGGCCCGCCTCGCCGCGTCCCGCAGCGGGGAAAAGCGTGGAATTTCGTAGTTGTAAATGTCCCGCAGCTTTGCCATGTGGTTTCCTCCTCTCGTGTTGAAAAAAAGCGCTGCCCACGCCGGTCATTCCGGCGTCAGCAACGCTTTGCTCCTCCCGCTCACCGCTTAGAGCGGGGTGCTCTGTTCACTTTTTCTTCGGCTATCCTCCGTAGGTGTCAATGTCCGCCTCCTGGCCCTCGCTGGTCACGGTGCCGTCCCCCTTGGGTCTCCCGCCGGGGTTCAGATCGTGGGCCGCCTGGGGCGGCAGTCCGCTTTCGGACTGCTTGGCATTGTAGCTTGTCACCAGTGGCAAACGCTTATCCATGATGCCGCTTGCCTTGATGGCGTTGGAAATGCTCAGATCGTCCAGCAGGGAAAGATCGTTCATGGCCATGTAAATGATGGTCTGGGGCAGGATGCCGAGGGTCATGCCCTGCTTGGCTTCCTCCATCCGCTTCTCCTCGGTGGAGAGGGTCCCGAACAAACTGAACCGCCACGAATATTTTAGATTCAGCTTGTCCATAATGGCGGTCATCATCCGTTCGTAGCCCCGGTATACGCACTCCGCAAACTTCCCTTCGATTTGCAGGGAGATTTGTGCAATGCCTGCCTTGGGGTCCTCCGTGGTGGGTACAATGGCGGACAGCCCTGCCTTGTTCATGGCGTAGCTGTACCCGGCTGCGGAAATCTTGGTGGCGCTGGGGGCTTCTGCCAATTGGTGCATTTTGATGTTTTCCACAGGGGCCGTGAACCAGCCGATCCCGCTGGTGTTGCTCTCTGTCAGCATTTGATACCACAGGTACTCAAACAGCCGCCGTCCCGCGTCTGAAAGCCGGTAATCGTCCTCTGTGCTTGTAATTTCGGACTTATCCTTGTAGGGGATCTCGCCGGTAAACAGGGCGATCAGGGGGTTCTGCACCAGTTCCAGCTGGATCTGCTCGTACTGTGCCATCTGCACCAGAGAGAGATACAGCCCCGCCAGCGGGGAAATGGCGTTCCGGGATACATCGTCTGCCTCAAAGGTGAAAATCTTGTCCACCGGCAGCGTCACCCAGTAGAACCACCGCCCGTTCTGGGAGTATACCTCCGGGTCTCCCGCCAAGCGGCCTCCGGTCTGCTTCCTCCGCTGTTCCAGCACGTTCAGGTCCACCCGGTCCCGCGCTGCGAAGATCACCCGCTTCCCCGTTCCCTCCGGTGCCCGCTCCGCCGATGCGTAGAAGTCATCCAGATAGGGCAGCAGCAGGTCGCCGAACTGCAAGGGGTCCGTCCCCGGCTGCATAAAGTACATCAGGTTCATCGCCACCGTGTATTTGGACACGTTGTTGAACCCAACGATCTTTACCCAGTCGCTGGGAAGCTGCTGCAAAAAGGCGTGGTTTACCTTGTTGTGGGGCTTGTCCACGCTGATCCGGGGATAGTAGAAAACCTTCCCCTCCTGCAAGACCTGCCCCGCGATCTCATGGGCCGTGGCCTTGGGGTCCAGCGTTTTCCGCAGCTTGTCCAAAAGCTGCCATTCCCGCAGGAAGTCCTCCCGCTTCGCTTCTTCCTCTGTGGCGTACTCCGGGGCAATGTAGCTGTGGTAGGTCAGCATTTCCGTGTACACCTTCCGGGTGTGAAACAGGGGATATGCCGTCCATTCCAGCGCGTGGGCCACCTGCCGCAGGCCCTGTTCGTTGCCGTCCGGTGCGGTAAGCATCTCCGCCACCTTGTCCTTGCTGTAATTCATCGGCAGGGAAGAAATGGCCTTTACCCGGCGGTTCTGAATGTAGGGGTTATTCCGGGTGTAGGTGTTGCTGGCCGCCCGCATAAACGCGCCGCTTACGGCGTCCATGGGCAGATCGCCGTACTGTGCCGCCAGTTCCCGCAGCCTTCCGAATATCTTCGGGTACGAGGCGAACTGCACCGACCTCAATTCAGTTTGCAGGTCCATGCTCCCCGCCTCCCTTCATGCGTTCCCGCTCCTTCTGCAATTCCCATTCCAGCCGGTCCAGAGTGCTGACCCATTGTTTCTCCGCTTCTTCCGGCGTTACGCCCGCTTGGGCCGCCGCTTCTGCCAGGATCATGGTGTTGCAGTCCGCCAGCCACAGGCGGTCTCCGTCTGTCAGGCGGTCCAGGTCTGCCCCGGCCACCTCCACTGCGCCCTCCGGCTTTTTCCGTCCGGTGAGATACAGCAGAATGTACCCTGCGCAGATCCGGTAAAACCGGGTGTCATACGCGATTTCTTCCGTTTTCCGGGTCCGCCCCATGGCGTACAGCCGGTATCGTTTCTTCCGTTGAGCCATTGTCAAAACCTCCGGCCTCCCCGCCGCGCCGTCACCAGCCGTCCGCTGCTTCCGGTGCTGATAGGCGGAGCCACTTTGTTTTCCTTGAACCGATCCAGCGCCGACGCCCAGTCGCTCTTGTTTTTCCCGTGGATCTCCGTCAGCAGTTCCTCCCGCTCGATCAGCTGGGCCAGCCGCAGGGCATATTTCGTGGCGGACCAGCTATCGCGCTGGATGGCCTTGGAAATGCGCTTCTCGCTCATCCCCGCCCCGCTGGGCACCAGCTTCAGGTTCTGGATCTGGCCGGACAGCTCCCGGCACTTCTGGTAGGGCTGTGCGAACTGGTAGTCCCGGTCATCGTCCCGGATGCGGTGGGCGCGCTTATACGCCTCCACGCCCTCGTTGGCGTTCAGCGTCAGCAGTTCAACGTTGTGGTGTTCAAACTCCGTCTGTGCGTATTTCAGCATTTCAAAGTCCGGGTCCGTCACGCCGGTGCCGCCTGCCTTGATGGGGTAGATCACCGGGATGGCCCCCGGCAGCTCCGCCGCCGCGTAGGCTGCGTGGTTCTTCACACACAGGGGCGGAAGGCCGTCTCCCAAGTCGGTCATCAAATCTTCCAGCACCCCGCGCCCGTACTGCCAGGAGTCGATGGCGATGTAGGTTTGGCTGCCGTCATAGCAGAATCGGTTCCAAATGGCCTTCAGCCGCCGTGCCTGGGCCTTGCTCTGGTCCGGCGGGGGCCAATCGTCAATGTAAACCAGCTGCTTCAAAAAGCGGTCCCGTTTCAGGTATTCCCGCTGACGGGTCAGCTTTATCACCACGCAGGCGCATTTGGCGTTCTTAGCCGAATCCTCGTAGGAAACGTCATAGCCCACAATGTAAATAACCTCTTCCGGGTCCAGCTTGGGGTGCGGGTCCTTGCAGCAGTGCTCCGTCTCCATCACCAGCACCCGCTGGGAATCCGTCAGCACCTCGTCGGAAAGCACGGGGAACTCGTCCGCGCCGGTAAACCGGCTCTCCATCTCCCGCATCCACTTTTCCGCCGTCAGCTCCTCCCGGAGTCCCTGCGCCCATTCATAGGGCCGCATCTGCATGAGCACGATGCTCTCCCATGAAATGTCAATGGCAAAAGCGCTTTCCCCTTGGGTCATTTTCTTCATCACCTTGCACCGGGTCTGAAAGGCGTGGTTTTGCTTGCGCCCCGCGCTGGTGATGGCGTGTTTCTTGTATCCTACGAAGTTTTTGTCCCGCTCACCGCTGATGTTGTGCCAGAGACGCACAGCCGGCAACACCACGGTGGAATACTCGTTGTAGTCAAAAGGCGGGTTTTCTTCCTGTGCGTATTCCTCCGC